GAGAATCCATTGCCAGCGGCATCAACTTCTGGTTGCCAAAAACGATCATCAACGTTCTTGCCACCACCATTACCTGCTGAAGATGCTTCAACTGCCTTCTTCAATTTGTCAAGGGACGAACCCTTCTTAAGACTTGATAGACTCATTTGTATTCTCCGTATAGCGTTGTATTAATGTATATCGACTTGTCCACTTTCGTCATCACCATATCATTATATATTATTTCAGTCAGCAAGTAAAGTTTCTTTTGTTAAAGTCTTGTACTTGTCAACATTCACATTCAAGAAAGAACCATATTTGCGAATCTTTCTTGACACTTTGGGATAGATGATATCATCTGAAATCTTCTTGTCCCAAATCTTAACAAAGTCGAAGATGTTATTCAGGATTACCATCGTCTCAATCGTAACATCTTTTTGGAGGAATGCAACTAACAACTTTGGAAATTGTCCATCTTCGACTTTAAATAAATCATTGAACGTTTCTTTTGTCGCAATCTTTTGCAAATCTTCTTGATAGATCTTGCTCATCGAATCCGTGGTTCGTTTCCAGTTCCGATAAGTTTCTTCAGCCTCTTCTTCAAGCAAACTTTTGGTCCAATTACCATCACTGTATACAAAATTAGCAACCAGAAATGGAACCATCTCATCGTCGCGATACTTGCGCGCAAGACGATGGAATAAAAACTTATCACGACGTTTTTGAAACGCCTCAACAGATACTTTAGTTTTACCATCATAGTGAAAGAAGTTATAATTCTCTGAGGTGAAATGCAATTTGATGGCTTGATAAACGCAATACAAATCGTAACCGTTCAAAGTGATCCTCGCTTCGCCTTCTCTCTTAGAGCAATCATCTTAGATAATGTTTCTTCATCAACGTTGTTATCTACAGGTTTTTCTTCTTTCGTTGCTCTTATCAATTCAGCAGCATCATTTGCTCCAGTTAAAATGGTAGGAATGATCAACCACCAAAGAGATGATTGACTTAGATAAATCATCAGTCCAGTAAAAGACCAAATGAATATGTTCCAGATTAACAACTGCCAAGTCATATCGGAAGTTTACCTTCCTTTGGTAAATATCTTAATTCCATTGCTTCACCTAAAATAATACTCTTAAGAGATTCATTAATCAACGTTGCTGCAATCTCAATCTCGAGATTATTTTTTTCGCAATAAGTGGTAATCGCATCCATATGATCAATTCTTTCGCTGATAGCCATTTCCATAATCATCATAGAAAAACGATTCTTTTCTTCGCGGCTTGCCATATTAGATCTCATATGCACTCAAGGAATTATTCAACTGCTGAGTAACACGAACAAAAGTAGTTCGCTTGCTCAACTCCTTCAACTCACTTGCTCCAACATATGTACACGCAGATCGTAGACCACCTAGAATATCCTGCAGTGTTCTACTCACCTCACCACGATATGGAATCTCAACTGTCTTGCCTTCACTGGCTCGATAGTTAGCCACACCACCATTATGTAAGTCCATGGCTGTTTCTGAACTCATACCGTAAAATTGATTGCTGCTAAGAGCCGATGCACCACCTTCTTTGTGACCAGCAAGCATTCCACCAAGCATCACAAAATCGGCTCCCGCAGCAAATGCTTTCACAACGTCTCCAGGAACGGAACATCCTCCATCCGCTATGATATGACCCTTGAGACCATGAGCAGCGTCAGCGCATTCAATTACTGCACTCAACTGCGGGTAGCCGATGCCAGTGATCTTCCGTGTTGTACAGACAGATCCAGGACCAATACCAACCTTCACAATATCAACACCCGCGAGAATTAATTCTTCTGTCATTTCTGGTGTGACAACATTACCTGCCATCAATATCACTGATGGATAACGATCACGAAATTTATGAATGAAGTTTACAAAAGATTGCGTGTATCCGTTTGCGACATCAATACAAACACGCATCAACCGATTACCAACAACATTGTACACGTTATCAAACTTTTGTAGATCTTCATCACTGATGCCCATTGAGTAAATGGTGCTGTCAAGTTTTCTTTTAAAATGATCAATTAATAGTGTATCTGGGTAATGTTTGGTAAGCGCAACCATACAGTGATTTCTATTCAGTTCTTCATCCATCTGAAAAGTTCCAATACCATCCATATTTGCTGCAATGATTGGAATTCCAAACCAAGAATTATAACTTCTAAAAGTAAACAATCTTTCAAGTTTCACCTCGCTTCTTGAAGAAAGCGAGGAACGTTTAGGTGTAATTAGAACATCTTTATAATCTAACTTCACATCTTCAATGATTCTCATAAAACCTCAATGGTAGAAAATATGTTGACCAATTTTCTTAATAACTTTCTTGCGCTCAGCCCACTTAGGCTCAACATATGTCGCATGAAAGTATTTCGCAGATCCAATTATACCGTAGTGGTGTTTGGAAATCAATATATTTTCAGCAATTTTGATTGATTCCCGCCACGCGGCACTATTGCGATATACATGTTTCTTGCCTTCACAAACCCAAGAGAATTGACAAGTTCCTTTCGTCTTTTGATGTACGACACCACAAACTGTTCTTGGGTATTGTTTGCTATTAACGCGATTCATTGTCACTTCAGCAACAGCAATTTTACCAGCACGAGGTTCACCACCTGCTTCAAAGTAAATGTTGCGAGCGAGACATTCGACTTCTCGCATTACTATTTGCTTCTTTTCATAAGAGAGATTTATAAACTCAACTTTGTGATTGAGAGTTTCAAGTTCAGATTGTAGAAACCCATTCGCCATTTGTTGGGCTTCTAACTTGTTCTGCATATTATCTACCATACTAAATGGGATGTATAGAGTAAAAAATATCAGCGCGAAAAGCCCACCCCATTTACAGAACAAATTGTGATTGCGATCAAAATATTTTTCAACATTACAAAGTATATCAACTGCATTCATGTTTAGGTCTCCATTATTGCAGTGGAAAGAAAAGGGTGGTGGTTCGCACCACCACCCCAGACTCGTTCTGTTACCAAGTGAGTCAAACTCTGTTACTCTTTGCTACAATTAAGCAGCGAGAGGCAGATTGTAAACATCATCGTTTGCGTTTACTAGTTTTGCGCTGATTAAGTCAGTCGCCTCACTGGTTGCTGTCGGTTTATTACTTGCCCCGTCGAAGCCATTTCTTCCCCATCAGAAACATACTACTTGCAACTATCTCATCTCCTAGGAAGACTTTGCGAGACCATCGTAGAGGGATGGCGAGTATGTTTTTGGTGGAGAAGGTGGGAGTCGAACCCACGTCCGAAACACCTTTAGTCGTCAGTTTACAACCATTAATCAACTAGAAATTGTGGCTTTGTTTGTTCGTTTAATGACTTTTGTTGCTGTTCAACGTGAGCCTTGTACTGCTCGTTAGTCATAGCATGAAGTCCAGTACAATAGCCAGTTGGGCTGCGTCCACAGCCACACTTAACTTGATTCGCGTCAGACATATTATACTCCCAATTATGAAAAAAGGTAGTATTATTTAGCCATTTAGAACTTTGGCTACGGCAGTCATCACTGCAGCAATCCGTCCAACATCGCGGAGTTGCTCAACAGTAAATCCTTCTTTCTTTAAAGTGTCATAGTGAGCCTTGACACAGAAGTGACATTTACCAACAATAGACGCGGCAAGTGAATATGCCTCAAAGTTACGTCTAGATGTTCCGCCGTGATTGATGATGCCATTCATTCGTAATCCTGCTGGCAATCCTCTGAGCGCAGGATCATCTACCATCTCAAGATATGGATACCAGACATTATTTTGCGCCATGATTGTAGCAGCAGTCAACGCAGCATCGGCTTCCTTTCGGTCCTCGATCTCTGCGTCAATTGCTGTTGATAATCTGCCGTTGCCTGTTGCGAATGCAGCAGCAAGCGCACATCCCTGTGCTACCAATGGATCAAGGGAACTGCGAAGAAGAACCGCATCAAGGTTCAACTTTGTGTCCTTTGCGTATTCTGGTAGACCTTCTTTAATTACATTGATCCAGTTCATATTAAGCGTCCTTTGGAATTTCCATACATTTGCTAAAGAGATATTCTTTTGCGCTGCGCATTTCTGCGTTTGATAAAAATCCATCATTGTTTTTATCTGCGCGATCAAAGAGTGACTTTGAAACTGTGCAGTAACGATTGACGTCTTCAAAAGAAACTTTGCCATCCTTGTCAAAGTCATATTGCGCTAAACGGTCAACTGCCAATGCTGGAGTTGCAACCAAAGCAAGTGCTAGAATAAATTTCTTCATTTTTGTTTCCTCAGTAAAGAATGTTTGTACAAGTTATAACTAACCAAAAAATACCCAAACATATAAAGGGAACAAAAAATAACCCCCACTCCTTTATAAACTCGAGACCAAATTTCATTTCAGACTTCTCCATTTTTAATTCCACAGTGTGGGCAATACCATTCCTTTGGTTTCCAATCGTCATTCGTTCCAAAACTCCACCAGAGTTTACACTTTGAGCAAATGAAATGCCAAAGTATTTCTCTGAATGGAGGTTTGGAATCAGATGACATTAAGCAGCGTTGAGTGTTGCTTCACCGATCTGACGACCACACTGGCAAAGTTCACCAGTCTGAAGTGCGTCAAGAACGCGAAGTGTCTCATCAGCATTGCGACCGACAGCAAGACTGTTAACAGTCACGTGCTGAATCACATTCTCAGGATCAACAATGAAGGTTGCGCGAAGAGCAGCACCTGCTGGCTTGTAGAACACACCAAGTTGCTCAACTAGGCTAGTGCCTTGACCATCCCAATCATCACCAAGATCGCGCTTCGTGTCAGCGAAGAACCATGAGGTGGTTGCCTTGAGACCTTCATGAGCATTCTTCCATGCCAACTTGCAGAACTCGTTGTCTGTTGAACCAATCAAAAGAACCGCATCGCGGTCAGCGAAGTCCTTGTTCAACTTGTCATAAGAAACGATTTCTGTTGGGCAAACAAAGGTAAAGTCCTTTGGATAGAATACGATGACCTTCCACTTACCAGCGAAAGAGAGATCATTAATCTCTTCGAAGGCATTATCTGGCGTCAATGCTCCTGGCTTTACACCAGTTACTGTAAAAGGGCGCAACTTATCACCGACTGTCTTCATTTTTAACTCCTGTATAATCAAAACCTATACCAAACCTATACACAATGATATATATGCACAATGCATCTTAAATCAGCCTCATCGCCGATAATTTAATCTTATAGAAACGATTGACAGATTAGATTAGGCGACGATATTATATTCTTCGCGTAAAATTTTCTTGTATGGCTTACCTTCTTCCATCAAACGGCAAACCAATTTGAGGCGATCAGCTAATTCGGTTTTGTTTGCTGCTTCCAAAGTAACAATTACTTCGCGAAGTTCATCAATATTAATTGGTAAATCCATTGTATTTCCTCACATTAAGAATCGACATAGTCTATTATACTAGCAAGTCAAGGATTAGTCAACCTTCTGCCAATATGCGTCAATATACTTTTGCAATTCTTGGCGATGGTGTTGGATATCATCACCTTTAATAATTAGAGTCTGGCAAAAATTGGCAGTATCAACGCCAATTAGAATCACAATCTGATCAATGTTGAGACCTGTCATCTCATTAAACATCGCAGCATATGCTGATCCCTGCATAAAGTATCCGCCGATGTTTTCCTTTTTCTTGAGACGAATGGAAGTTTTGAAGTCGATCACTGAAAGCACGCCTTTGTATTCAGCAATACAGTCTACTGTTCCAGCAAGTTTAAGTTCATGAGAGAACAAACGATCTTCTAGGCAATGTATGTTGTTGACCTTATCATCCAACTCTTGCTTCATACGCACGAATAAAGACTTGACGTTGGGCATCATGTTGAGCCCAGAGGTATCTTCGTTATTCAGATACGTCTCCAGCGCCTTATGGACGCCTGTGCCGCGAGTCGTAGCCTTACGCGAGACTTCGTTAGCCTTTTCGTCACCAACCCTTTTGCGCCACTCAAGAATTGCTTCCTTACCGTGATCAGCAATCACTGTAGTGACCGAAGGATACTTCTCTCCATTCGGCGCAACATACACTCGCTTACCATCCGCGTTTTCTTGCAAGAGTTGCGGAAACTCATGACGAATATGATTAAACACTGTGTTCTTTTTCGTATTTCTCAACAGCGATCAAGAAGTCCTTGACCAAACTTGAGCGAACGATATCCTCGGTTGTAAATTCAATATTAGTAAACGATGGCATCATTTTAGCAATCTCGTGAAACTTCTTCATGCCAGACTTGTCTTTGTTATTACGATACAAGTCTGTTTGCTTATAGTCACCACAAAAAACAATCTTAGAACGATACCCTACTCGAGTCATTATAGTTGATAACTCTTCCCAAGTCAAGTTCTGACATTCATCTACAAGAATAACGGCATCATCGAAAGACATACCGCGAATAAAACTTGTAGAAATAAACTCAATACGATTGCATTCTTTCAATGCATCATAAGCATCACGGCGACCGAATAATGTATGGCAAATTTGCATATACGGTTGTTCGTAGAGACTCATCTTTTCTTCTACAGATCCTGGTGTGAAACCGAGATCTCGGGATTGAACAGCAGAACGAACAATAACCACACGATGAAATGATGACGATCGATCTAATACTTCTTCGAGTGCTTTGTACAGTGCAATAAATGTTTTTCCTGTACCAGCAGAACCACACAACATAGTAAAGTAATCACCACGTTTGTATGCATCAAAAAAATTGGCTTGGTTTGCAGTTAGCGGATCGAACTTCTTCAACTCTGCTGCTTTGATTCGCGCAGGTTTCTTTTCTATTTGTTCACTGAGTAGAATTTCAGTATTACTATTTTTTTTCTTTGACACAAATTATCCTTATTGTTGAAATACTTTATGCTTCTTTAAAACCTGATCAGTCTTTACACGCTTAGTGTTTTTCTTCAATACTTTATCAGCCAGTGGGCTGCGTGGATTTTGTTCAGCAATTTTATGCATCACTTCTTTCCATGTATTGTCAGTTTTCTTACCAGCGAAGTCACCTGCGCCGTTGTAACTGAACAATGGAGCATTGCCAATGTATCGCTCAAGATGAGGATTCTTCTCTTTGAATTCATCATACAAAGAGACTGACATTGTATGCTCTTCAAGTTTTTTTGTTTTCTTATTGATAAATTCGTATGTTGGCATAATCAATACTTCCTAAAATAACCATGGTTTGCCATGTAGGCAACAAACTTCACTCCAGGATATTCCTTTTTCAGTGTCAAGAATACCTGTAGATTTCTTGCGTCATCGTCAAACAGAGATACTGACTTAAATTGACCAGTTTCCAGATACTGTTTGATGTATATCTTCTTGGCTTCAGCAGCAGGTAATGCCAGGTTACCTGCTCTATGGACATGAATATTTCTCATATTCAATCCATACTTCTCGAATGTATTTAGGAAAGTCTGCGGATCGTCGAAGTCAGATCGCGCTGTTAGAACAATGACTTTACTGTTGGGCAGATTAGCATATGCCTTGAGCGTCTTGGCTGCTTTGTCTATTGCTCTTTGAATGGGGACCGAAGTACGGCTGAACAGTTTAGCGTCTCTAAACTCAGAGAAGTCATAAGACTCACCCGTTTTCAGTTTATATGTATTGTACTCTTTGTTGGACAGAGACCTGACGCGCTTGCCATCTTTCATGACATGCACTTGCGCTTTGGTCTGGAACAGAGTTTCATCAATGTCCCAAACAGAAAGGTTGCCGCGATTTTCTGATTTGAATGCTGAAAACTTTTGCATTCATTTATTTAGTTGTCCACCAGTCGGGCTGTCCACGAACTTTCCATGTAGCAAATCTAACCTTATGGACTCGGTAATAGTTCCGATAAGCCTCAACGGAATCGTTTATAATCTTTACATCTTCGGGCATGGCTTGGGGCGGCTCGGTAAAGATTCCCGCTCTGGGGATGTTATTGGGGGCGAAACTCAGAGACTGTATAACGAGGGAAGTCTTGTGCTGTTTGTCTTGATCGCCGCCATAACGGAAACGGTACTCTTGGCATAACTCTGAGGCAAGATTCCACAGCCACTGGTAATGACTGAGTTCCTGGCGTGCCCAGACCGCTGAGGGATGGTTAATATGGCTCGCCTTATACAGTATCGGCTCACGGTGATCTTCCAACTTCCAGCGTTTCATCTTACGACCATTCGCGTTTGGCTGGATATAAGTTGTACCATCAAGCATACGATGTGCTGTTGACATCAACTGAGCATACTCAATGATCATCTTTACGACATGTTTGTCGCAGTGATATTGCGCAGCAAGTTTAGCATCACGATCTAGGTAGAAGATATTCACTCTGTACCTCAAACGTTCTGTCTTTCTCATTCCAATGTTCTTCAACAGCACGCTTTGCAAAATCTAACGTTACATACTGACCGAGCACTAGTTCTTCAGTTGCTGATAAAGGAATCTTGGCACCCCATATAGAAGTATACGCCATATTATACACTTGACCAACTATCAAGCCATCGCGCACTTGATAGAAGTATTGCACACCCTTATCTACATCACGCCAATCTCGCCTCATTCAGCCAATTCCTTAATAGTATGGACTTGATATTTGCCAGCCCAACTTTTAGTTTTGGTAGTCAATTCGTCATCTGTTGATGAGAAATAAAAATGCAATCCTGTGGTGCACATTGCTTTCTTCCAGACATTATACGGAAGAAGAAACATTAAAAACTTGTGTGTATCAGTTTTATCATGGTGAAATGTAATGAACACACGAAGCGGTCCACGCTTTGTCCTCAATGCAGCGGCAGGCAATGTTGCGTAATTGCGATATACAATTCTCCCATTACAATTCTGTACACTATGTTTCTTTAAACGCGCAGTCAAATACTTCGCGTCTGAGCCATCAGTGAAATCTTCACCAACCTTGTTAGAATGTTGTAGACTACCATTATCTAACAGAATTCGTTCTAACAGATTGGACATAGAAATAATTCCTTCAGCCGCCATCTTTCTAACAGCGACAGCAGAAATACTTGTTTTCTTTTTATGCTTCCAAAGAAACTCAGCAGCCAAAGAATCGCAAACAGAAAGTTCTTGAGTATGATTTGTAGCCATGATAATTTTATCCAAGTAAAAGAATCTGGGGGACTTTCGCCCCCCAGATTTATCATCATCTTACTCAGCGTAAGATTCAGAAAGACCCAACTCAGCCTTCAGCGAGGCAAGTTCGGCGTCGCTATCAATCTCTTCAACATCAAGGGTAGGAACATCGCTGTCAGCAACAGCCGACTTACGAGAAACCGTAGCCTTCGTGCGAGAAACAGCAACCTTAGTAGCCTTCGGCTTCGCAGCCTTGGCAACCTTCGCGACCTTCGTCGGGATCTTGACCTTATCAGCATTCAACAACTGATACGTCAAAACCTTACGACCATCACGAACTGTCTCAATCTCAGCACCAAAATCATTTCGGAGAGCCGAGATCAAACACATGATAGAACCCTGCTTCACGTCGAGAGTCTTGAGCATATTCTCAACCGCAACAGGCTTACCATCAGCCATCATCGTAAACAACACTTCAACTTTCTTCATAACAATACCTCAATAGAATTAACAACGGACAATAACAATTATACTACCAACAATCGCAAAAGTAAAGCACCAAGAATTAGGCAATCCGCTCAACCTTGAGCGCAGACTGCGTATCGGTGAACAGATAATCCGCATTATACTTGTTTCGCAAAGACCAGCGAGCGCGCAGCCACTTCTGTCGAAACTTGGTGCGACGCATATTTCGCGGAAACAGAAGATACTTCACACCACCAACAGGAATATCAAGCAGCGTCTTGCGATTACTGAATTCCCAAGTTTTGCTAGGATTTGATATTCCGAGTTCTACGCGCAATTCCCTGAGTTCACTCTGATTGATATCCACACTCTTTTCCCGACGCTCAAAGAAACGCTCAAGAACAATTTCACGGATGACCTCTTTCGTCAAATTTTCGATGTTCAAATTACTCATAATAAAATAACCTCAATAGAATTAACAACGGACAATAACAATTATACTACCAACAATCGCAAAAGTAAAGCACCAAGAATTAGCAGACACTAACCTCAACGCGCCACAATTTCTGTCGACCACATCGAGGATGATCCCGTCGCGCCTCATTCTCGAGGCGCTTAATTAGCGTAGGCAATTCTTTAGCACGAAACGTGTGAACCTCAGTGTAGTCTAGATATGTTGCTGATGATCCGTTACAAATATCTCGACCACGAGCAGCAATACCAAACCACATTTCAACATGAAATTTCTTTTTCATTAGACCTCCACCAGACCAAGAGTCTTATTCAACTCAGCAATCTGCTCAGGCGAATACACAACGCCATCGCTCGGCTTACGGTAGTTCTTACGAATTTGCTTCGGAGCCGAAGCCTTCAGACGCAAGTCAGCAAGACGCTGCTCCATCGCAGTAATCTTCGCCGCACGCTTCTGCTCGCGCTCAATCTTTCGCGTCTGCTTCAGCATTTCGCGCTCAAGTCGAACGGTCAATCGTAGACCATCGATCGTCTCGCGCAATTCCTTTACACGCTTGAGGGCGACCCCAAGATCCTGACGCGCATTATCCAGCGCGACTTGGCTTTGTAATTTAGTCTTCATACAATTATTATCCTATAATCAGATAAAATTAGCAATAGTAAAAAATCGTTTAGAATCAACGACTTACGCAGCAGCCTTCAGAGCGGCAAGTTTGGCTTCCATCGCGGCGATCTTGGCGAATCGCTTTTCGTTGCGCTTCGCAAGTCGCAGAGTGCGCTGCTCCATCATCACGATGCGCTTGTACTTGCGCTCATCCGCGAGGACTTCCTGGTGCATCGTGATGTTCAGACGACACTGCTTGATCGCAGCGCGAATCTTGCGTTGGTCGTCGAGGAGATTCTTGATAGCCTCGCGCTCAATTTCAACCATGTGACGACGCTGCTTTAATGTTAAACCTGACATATTTTATTCCTTCCTACTTCGGGGGGACCAATTTCCCATCCCATACAATCATTATACTATTGGGACCAAGACTTGTAAATAGGAAAAAAACTAATGGAATCAATGACTTACCCGATCGGGAAAAAATCTAGTAAAATCAATAACTTACGCACATATTATCCCGAACGGGAATGGCTGGAAAAAGCCTAATAGAATCAATAACTTGCGTGTGGGCTGTGGAGTCCTGTGGAGTCCTTGGAGGGACGACCCGAAAACAGGGGGGATAGCCTACCCTGTAGCACAAAAGAGCCAATAGAAGATCTGGTAGCGGAGCCAGGAGTTGCACCTGGAATTGAGGATTATGAGTCCTCTGTGATGCTGTTTCACTACCCCGCAACAGGTTGTTTCTTTTCTTCCCTTTTCTTTCCGAAGATGCGATCCCAGTTATCATCAAACTGTTTTCTCGGAATACTAATTGGTCTTGGCTTGCTTCCCTTACCTGCCATTTTGTTTCAACCACTCTTCTTCACCATAAAACTTTGGTGAGTCTTCTAATTGTTTTTGCGTCTCCCATAGAATCTTATATAGTTGTTGCTTTGCGCCAAACTGAAAGAATCCATCCATGTAATTGTCGCGCATGTCAAAACCTAAGTCGCGAATTCGGTCAATGGTGCTCATATCAATTTCTCCACACTCTAGAATGTTTTGGGATACTTGCTTTTAGATATTCCATCTGGTCAGCAAGAACCTTGCGATTCTTTAGCAGTATCCGTTCATGTACTGTTGGCGCATAAGGAACATAGAGGAGATGCATCTTTGCTTCTTCTGGCGTCTTCCAACCTTTGCGATGATTACAGGGACGGCAAGCAGTGACGCAATTTGTCCACTGGTTGCTACCTCCACGTGACTTTGGATGCACGTGATCAATTGTAAGTTGGCTTGAACTAAACTCATTACCGCAATATGCACACATATGTTGATCGCGAGAATAAAGAGTCATGCGATCTGCGAATTTAGTTTGCTGATTATAAAACTTATCGCCGAGTAATGGTCCACTGACACCAATAATGCATGAAATGTCTATTCGTGATTGTTCGCCTCGGTAATTATGACCACCGAACATGGTTTTTACTTTTTCGCCAAGTTCCCAGATAACTTTGTCTTTTGCATAGTAACATGCTGCAACTTCAAAGTTACACCAGTCTTTGGGCATACCACCTTTATCTACAACTAAGACTAACGACATATTCTCCTCTACTTTATTTATGGTGCCCAGAAGAGGACTCGAACCTCCATGCCTTTCGGCAGTGGCTTCTAAGACCACCGTGTATACCATTCCACCATCTGGGCGTTTTAAATCTTGGCGGAAGTGGTAGGATTCGAACCTACGGTTCCCGTGAAGAAACGACAGTTTTCAAGACTGTTGCGATCAACCGCTCTGCCACACTTCCTAATTGTTAACCTTATTGTATTCCTTTCGTATGAAAATGTCAAGTGCTTCTACAATCTTAGCAATTCTAAGAGTTTGATTGTTTCCAGCAAACTCCATTGTCTCTGCCTTGTATGTATGTAGCATCATCTCAAGATCATAACCTGAGATTTCTTTTGCTCTGACTTTTGCTAGCAAGTTTCGATATGCTTGTGCTTGTGGATAGACTCTTGGATCATAAGAGATTCCACTTGAACTTGCTCCTTTGTTCTCAAGTGCGTCACAGAGCACTTCAACATGAGGCTGCAAATCTTCAAATCTAAGTTTCTTTTGTTCTGACATAAATTGGTGCACGGAGTAGGACTCGAACCTACATAATTCACCGTGTAAAGGTGACGCTTAACCTCTCAGACCATCCGTGCATAAACTCCTATATCTTACAGAGTAGGACCCCATTTATCTATGGGGCATTTAGCAGGTTTCCATTGAGTTTTTAGATGGATGACGCAACCGCACTTTGAGCAAACACCAAGTTTATTGTGATCGCATGACTGGCAGATAGCCAATCTTTCTTGTTTAACTTTATCAGATGCTATCTTATCATCAAACATTTAAAAATTCCGAAGATCAAGTGGCTTTTCAATAGGAATCAATATCTCATCATTAATAACAGCAAACTGTGGATATTTTATTTGATTTTGTATCAACCCATGCAAAATCATTGTCATGTTCTTTTCGCTTCTACCAACAAAGAATAAGTGCGTTGCTTCCATATCATAAAAATTATAAAGATAATCATCAGACTGCCTGTCGCTTATAGTAAAGAAAATGCATGGTCTGTTGACATTATCCTTCACATGAGAATATATGTGTGGTCCTGAACTCTTACCGATAATTATATCACAGAAAGTGCTTAGATAAGCAATCTCATTCATATCTCCGCCCAATACACCAGCAAAGATATCATCAGTAAAATATACATTCTTTATTTTTTCTGGAATTTGTATAGAATGTGTGCAAACAAATGTGTAATTAGGATTATTCATTGCCAAGGTTATGATTGCTCCTTCCATTAAATGGATGTTAGAGTATGTTGTTTGCCCAGACATAGAAAAACCATTACAGAATAATATGATATTGCGTTTACCATTTAGAGTTTTTTCTAGAAATTCATTTGCTGGTCCAATAACAAACTTACTCCAATCAGTGGTTGGAATACCATCCTTTGGAGAAAGTCTTTCTTGAAAATCGCGAAATAAACGTACCCCAATTAAACTTTGTAGTGTGTAGAATATAGAAAACCACATCACGTTTATCATGCCTATCGTGGCATGTTCTTGTGTTTTTGTAAAGAATCCTCTATACGCACCAACCCATGTATTAATGTATATCGTATCTTCTATTTTAGTGACGGTCTGGTTGTCGTCTACTGGCAGCGTATCAGTTCTATTTAATGAAATGATCTCAATTCCCAAATCAGACAATAACTTTGGGCTGTTTTTATGAGCAAAACTAAATGTGAATTTACCTGAAGGAGTGAGCGTTTGTATTAAACGCTGCATGTAACCTTTAGATAAAAACAAATCTCCGTTATGCATACGGTTATAGAATACTATTTTGATCATAAATTTTTGAGAATATTAGAAAGAAGATTTAAATGTTCATCGCCAACAAACTGACTGTTACCAATATACAAACCATGATCGTTAATTAGATCTGCAGTATATGTTTCCTTTGTTGCGCCAAAATCATATCCCTTTAAGAAAGGTTGACGCAGTAAATTACCACCAATAACTGGTCTGTGTTCAACGTTGTTGTTGTCGAATGCCAACTTCAGTTTACTGATTGTTTCTTTTTCTTTCGCAATGAATGGGAAGCAAAAATTACTGTTTTGTTGTTGCAGATGGATCAGATAGAACTTATCAGCGTGTTCAGAAATTATGCCAACAAATTTTGTAAAGTTTTCTCTTCGGATTAGAATATTATCATCCAATCTCTTCAATTGCGACAAGCCTAGCACAGCGTTTAGATCTGAACTTCTGAAATTATAACCATCGGTCATAAACAAAAATTGCGGATGAATTTCTGGGTGTTGATTCTTATACTTTTCCAGATTTCCGCTTTCTCTAGCCAAACCGTGGCTTCGTTTCATTCGCATCAATTCATATAAGTCTGGATCATTTGTGCTGACCATACCACCTTCTACTGTTGTCATGTGGTGACCGAAGTAGAAACTAAATGTTGCTCCAAGGGAATCTGCGCCCCGACGCTTACCATCTGGAGCAAGGCACCCATGGCTTTCGCAGATGTCATCGATAATGATTGCTTGTGGGAAAATCTCTTTATATCTTTCGGTTTCTGCGCTAAATCCTAGAAGATGAGAAACAAATATCATTTTAATATCTGGATGATGCTGGCGGATTTGTAGCATGTGTTCAATATCAAAACTAAAATTCTGAATGTTCACATCGCAGAATACAGGTTGAAGTCCCAATTGAAAAACGGGACTGACATTTGTAACCCAAGTACATGCAGGAAGAAGAACCTTATCACCATTCTTCAAACCGAACTTTTCTTTTACTGCAGCAACAAGAAGAAAGTTTGCCGTTGATCCTGAACTAACCATCAACGAATATTTTGATCCTAGCCAGTTAGACCATTCTTGTTCGAATTCTCTTACTTTAGGTCCATTGGTGTATCGATCAGAAGTTAGAATAAATCTAACTAGATCAAGTTTATCCGAATCAGTTACCGCATTATCCATTAAACTCCAACGCATTTTAAATCCTCCTCGCACATCTCATTTACCAATGAGTGAATATCGTATTTCGGCTGCCAATTCAACAGCGTTTTCGCTTTGGTCGGATCACCAAGTAGATTTACTACATCAACTGGTCTGTAGAAATCCTTATTGACCTTAACCCAGATTTTTCCATTCGGATCTCTAGCAACTTCGTCTATGCCAGATCCTTCCCATGTTAGGTTGACACCAAAATATTTTGCTGCTAGATTACAAAACTCTCGAATAGAGTATTGTTGACCTGTTGCTATAACAAAGTCATCTGGTTCGTTATGCTGTAGAATTAGCCACATTGCCTCAACATAATCTTTAGCATGACCCCAATCTCTGAGGCTGTCTAGATTGCCTAATTCTACATGACTTTGTAAGCCACGATGAATATTTGCAAATGCCTTTGTAATCTTTTTAGTCACAAACATCTCGCCTCTTCTGGGACTTTCGTGATTGTATAAAATTCCAGTAGAGGCAAACATGTTATAACTGTGTCTGTAATTCTGAACGATCCAGTGAGCATAAAGTTTTGCAACACCATACGGACTTCCTGGATGAAATGGTGTTGATTCATTTTGAGGAACATTAATGTTAGTTCCATACATCTCACTAGTGCTTGCTTGATAGAATTTACAATTTAATTTAATAGAACGAATAGCCTCTAGAATTCTCAGTGGTCCCAACCCATCGATTTCGGCAGTGGCTATTGGCATTTCAAAACTGAGTTTTACATGACTTTGAGCAGCCAAGTTGTAAACTTCATCAGGTTGAATGTTTAAAAGACAGTTCGCCAATGCAGCACTGTCAGTTAGATCTCCGTTATGAAGAACTAACTTGTCTTTGACGTTGGCTATATTAGGATGATTAACAGAAGAAATCCTTCTAACCAATCCATGGACTTCGTATCCTTTTTCTAAAAGGAATTCCGCAAGATAACTACCATCTTGTCCAGTCACACCAGTAATAAATGCTTTTTTCATAACAACCTCTTTCTATATATAATCTGGCGCGATCGGAGGGACTCGAACCCCCAACCTAGAGATTAGAAATCTCTTGCACTATCCGATTGTGCTACGACCGCAGATAGTGGAGCGGGATATCAGAATCGAACTGATGACGAAAGTTTGGAAAACTTTAGTTTTACCATTAAACTAATCCCGCATTCTGGTGCGAATGGTCGGACTCGAACCGACAAGGCTATCGCCGACAGATTTTAAGTCTGTTGAGTTTACCGATTTCTCCACACTCGCAAAAATGGTCGGACAGAGAGGATTCGAACCTCCGACCCTCTGCTCCCAAAGCAGATGCACTACCAGGCTGTGCTACTGTCCGATGTTTATATCTTACTATATCTATTCCCAAAAGTCAACTGGTGCGCCCACTAGGACTTGAACCTAGAATCAACAAATTATGAGTTTGCTGCATTAACCAATTATGCTATAGGCGCAAATTTGGTGCTCCTGCTTGGACTTGAACCAAGACTAACCTCTAATCTGGAGTTCGGGATTATAAGTCCCGTCGTGCTACCTTACACTACAGGAGCAAAATGGCGGAAGGCAGTGTATTCGAAACACATTCCCGAAGGGAATCATCTGTTTAGCAAACAGCGACAGATCCTCTCTGCTATACCTTCCAAACTGGTGGGACAAGATGGATTCGAACCATCGACCTCAGTCTTATCAGGACTGTGCGCTAACCAACTGTGCCATTGTCCCGAAATGGAGTTGCGAACTGGAGTCGAACCAGCATAAGACAGTTTTGCAGACTGTCGCCTGACCTTTCAGCCACCGCAACAAATTGGCACCCTCTGAGAGACTTGAACTCCCGACCTCAACGTCCGTAGCGTTGCGTTCTAATCCACTGAACTAAGAGGGCAAATAAAGCCTGGTCGTCGTAGAAGGACTTTTCTCGCATCCAGGAATGCGCTACCGATTAACGATGGTAGAACCGCTGCAGGTGGTGCCAAGTGTTGGTATCGAGCCAACCTATCGAGTTCTTCAGACTCGCACTAATCCATCTCAGTTAACTTGGCAAAAAAATGGTAGCAGTGGTGTGATTCGAACACACGATCTTCACCGTATGAAGGTGCCGCATTAGCCGCTATGCTACACTGCCAAAATGGTGGGTAGTGATGGATTCGAACCACCGTAGCCGATAGGCAACAGATTTACAGTCTGTCTGTTTTAACCACTCACACAACTACCCGAACTGGCTGAGGCGCATGGATTCGAACCACGGTAAGCAGGATCAAAACCTGCTGTCCTACCACTAGACGACGCCTCAAGAATTAGTTGCTTCCCCCTGCTGGTGGTCACTTTTCATCCACTTCACAACACAGGGAGATTCTCGTATTGCCAACGACCGTTCGGTTGGACGGCAGATTTCTCTGGGCTTCATTGACTCATCTGCGTTGCCACAGTGAGGTGTTGCCAAACCACCCATGCTTGTCACAGCATTTCTTTATCGTCTGGGTCAGACTAGCCACTAACAATGGCGCGACATGATAGCCGAAGCGTACATTGCTGCAGAGGCTTCGGGCATATTTTGGTGGAGGATGAGAGAATCGAACTCTCAACTCTGCGATGCAAACGCAGCGTGTTCCCATTAGCACTAATCCCCCAAATATGGCTGGCGTGGTAGGGATCGAACCTACGACAGAGTGATTAACAGTCACTTGATCTACCGCTGATCTACACGCCAAAAAATAAACTGGTATCCCGATACGGACTCGAACCGCAACCAAGAGTTTTGGAGACTCGTATGCTACCATTACACCATCGAGATAAGTTGGTGGGTCTAGCAGGATTCGAACCTGCATCAAACTGGTTAAGAGCCAGATATAATCACCGTTATACGATAGACCCAAACGTATGGTAGGGCTGGAGGGTAACGCTCCCTCTTTTACGGATTAAAAGTCCGTTACATCACTTTAATGTTTCAACCCCAAAAAAATCATAACAAAGTAATCTGGTGAACCCAAGGGAATTCGAATCCCTATTCCATCCGTGAAAGGGATGTGTCCTAACCGTTAGACGATGGGTCCGCAAAAACCATATTGAAGCACACTCAATACATTCTACTATGCTGGTACATAATATTTTCGCAGTCTACCAGGACCACCGAACAGAGCACCGTTTCCGCACGGTGATGTCCGTTGAATATGCTTCAATATGGTGCCTTCAGAGAGATTTGAACTCCCAACCTACTGATTACAAATCAGTTGCACTACCGTTGTGCTATGAAGGCAGAATTGATACCTGCCCCAACTCCCGCAGAATATCGTGGTCTCCCATCTCTGAATAGAGAATCAAAACCTTACCCAAGAAACCTACAATTTTAAACAGCAAGAGCAATCGCGAAGGACGCTCAACTCATACAATCATTATACCGTATGAGGTCTTACAAGTAAACTAAAAAAACTCTATAAAAATCAATAACTTAGAAAAAGGTCGCAGTTTTCGATGCAGGGAGGGAAACAACTAGTAGCATCTTGGGACTTTGTCCTACCAAACAAGTTTTGGGCGTCGCGAATCACGCAGAAATACATTTAAATTATATAGTACAATTTCGAAAAAATCAACCTTCTTTAATAAATTTTATGACTAGATATGTTTGAACAAAAACAGCAATTGACATTAACCAGCCGACCGTAGTTCCAGCATTAACTAAAGCAAGATATACGCTGATGCTCAATAAAAAAATATCAAGAACAGGAATCATGCGTACTCCGTGACTTTGTCTAGACGCTTCATAGGATAAGCACACTTGGCTTCCTTGCGCATCTTACTCTGATATTCTACCGTACAGTCGAAGCAAATGTCAAGCGTCTTGCTGTTCTTAACAATTTGTAGTTCTTGTTGGTAAATCTTCCACTGGTATTCAGTGAAGCATAGTGGTTTTATATCAACGCGCATTGTCGTTTTCCTTGTTCAATATATCTTTTAAATTTTTAAAAAGATCTCTATCATTTAATTTTAAGTCTGTGGCGAATTGTCTAAGATCTATTTGTTTTAGAGTTTCTAAAAGGACAACTAAATCATGATCATATTCATCTACTTCCGATTCAATGTCAAATTTATTAAACTTGTTCATCTTTCACATCCTCAAAGTGAAACCACTCACAAATCTCATTCAGAACTGCTCGCTCAATCTGTTCGCGAACATGATGATCTTCTGGTTGATCAGTATGCTTATACGCACGATTCCAACCAAGCATAACGCCAGTCTCAACACACTGAGCAATTAGATTATATTCTTTTGCTTTCATTTTCCAAGCATCTCCTTTCGTTCCTTCCACCAACGAATGGCTTCTTTGATTTCATCCATCTGTTCCAATCGAATTGTATCTAGAAAGCCCATTCCAAGAAACTCGCATTCTATGTTTCGTTTCGTCATTTCCCAAAGTTTGTCATGGTGCTTTTGCAGCACATCAAGAACGACATCGTATTCTTCTTCGATCATTCTTCATCTCCAAAAAATGCGAATCAAAATTGGTCCAATGCGAACATCACGATAAGGATTGCCATTGTTGAATCGCACGGTTGATCCGAATGACCATCGCTTGACCCAATGAATATCAAACTTCACCATAGACCTCAAACTCAAACTCACCATCGACAACAGTCACCTTGACCAACTTGCCATCAGCACCACCGCTTGTGCGCAGATAGTCACGACCACCATCAATCATGTATGGTCCCTTTGCGACATAATCATGGCGATAACGACTCACAAGAACCTCACCATCATTCGTCAGCAAGCCAGTGATCGGTTCGCTGAATGCACTTTTGGCATCTGTAATCATCACACCCTGTCCTGGAACAGTGAAGATTCCAAAGTAGTGTGAGTGACCCTGTGACAGATCAGGATTCGGTTGATAGAAAACATCAACAGGCATCTCGCTCCAACCACTATCGCGTTTGATTGCCCAGTATCCCATGTACTTGGCTTTGTACTGCTCTTCGATAATGTTGAGAGCATACTTGTGGTCAAAGTGATACGATTCGGGTGTCTTGATAAACATTGTATTCATAACTTAATTATACTCTCGCAAGAGACACAAGTAAAGCAATTCTTGCTAACTAAACTCTCTTGAACAGAACGAATAACCTTCTGGGTCATCCCAATCCCACTCTGGATTGAACCAGCCTTCCTTGCGACCTTCTTCGTTGTGAACCTTCACTTTGTAACCTTGTGGGTGATACTCATTTACCACCACATAACCTGGTCTGCCATAAATTTCTATCAATTCAACAAACTTATCAAATGGAACCGTACCACCATACTCATCGTAGATAATTTTGTCAACAAGATACTCTTTCCACTTTTGCCAAGTGGTCAAACCATCATACTTGTAACCATGGAATGAGAATGCCCAGCCATATGAATTCTTGCCGATGTGATACTTTTCATCGTATCGCTTACAGCATTCGCAAACATTTTCAACAACATAATAATTAGTACCCATTATTCCACACTCCTAACTGTTTGCCAAACTCACCCCTCGCCCGAATCGCGGCGGCACAGTCAAACTCAGCAAACGCAAAGCCGTGCCCACGCCCCAAGTCCTCACACACCTTTGCACACGCCTCGCGCTCGCTTGCTACTCTCTGCTCAATATGCTCGGCAATTAACTCGACTTGCCAATCTGCTATCTCAGGGCAAAGTTCTTGTATCCACTCGGCGCTCATGACTGCCCCCGAGCGCGGATTTTTCTCGCGCACTCATTCGCAGTCTGCCTTTCTTCTATCATCATGGAAGAGCCACACTCAACTTCATCACACACCTTCGCACACGCCTCCCGCTCGGCAGCAGCAACGAGGGCGGCGAAGGTTTCCAGTCGCTGCAACTCAACAGCGTGCAAAAGTGAATACTCTGTCCATCCCGCCTCCCTCGCCATGCGGATGATGTCGTCGCGGGTCATCGCACAACTCCATAAGTCTGCACAGTCTCGCGAATCCAGAACGCAGCATCTTCAGACTCAGAGTCCCAAGAAGAATCTGCATCATACTGACGCAATAATTGCTCCGTCGTTTGCAGATCATCCAAGTAGCCACGACCGAACTGAGCAAAACGATCTTGTACATCTTCGCATGCAAAATCAGAATCCCAAGAAAACTCTGATTGAAACGCATCGCAGTAGTCGCAAGAACCATATGATCCCTGCACCCAGCCACGTTGCCCTTGGTACTCGACCAAAGCAACCCATGAGCCTTGCCAATCACCAAACTCCTGGAACGCGATCACTCGCGCACCAGCAGCAACTAATGATTGTTGATAATCATTCACACTCATTACTTTTTACTCACAGCACCCACATGCCTACAATCTTTGCGAAACTCAAAACCCTTACACGTGCAACTGAATTTACCATTGACACGTTCAACAATGTAGAACCCATCACCCTTGCCGCTCTTGACCTTCCAGGCTTTCTTGTCAGTGGCGACTTGCGTTGCTGATCCAGTTACAAACTCGATCTTTACAACATGTTGCGACTTCGCATTGTACTCGCTCACAGGATGATCAGGATCACCAGTCTCGACAGCGAACATGAACGGATCGCGGAAAATTGACTCAACGACAACACCCTCGCGAGTGTATGTGACATAATTGTCATACTCATTGCGATACGCATAGGTGTTCGGATACATCGTAGTGACACGAACACGTGAACCAATTTTAGGAACGGAGACTGTCATATTAAATACTCAAAACTGCGGTTGGATAATCAAACTTGCCTTTCAAAAAATAATTAAATGCTATAGAAATTCTAGGCTCCTTAGAATTATTCAATTCTACTTTATGATTTAAGATAGAAGGAAACAAAATTAATATTGACTTCTGTATGCTGAAGACGCACAATCTTGTGTTATATTCATTAACTGTCTCAATTTTAGGCATGAACGTTGGCATAATTTCTTTATCATAAACGTTGTTAGTGGTAAAGGAGATATTTCCTGAATTTTCTGGAACTGAGATGTACCAAACACCACTAAAGATCGAATTTTTGTGAAGATGATATGCGCTTTGATTGTTTGGTTGTGATTTAACAACCCAAGAATTTACCATCTCAAGATAGTTTTGTTTAGAGAATCCTAAAACATTGTAATAGAAGTTATGTACATGTTTGTCGATTTCTGATTTATACCCAACAAAAAATGTATCGTTCAATATTTGCTGCTCTTCAGAAATTAAAACTTTGTCAGCCTCTTCTTGAGCGCGTGAATAGTTGAGATTCTGAATTTCAGCAAGAACATCCTCACCAACATTTACAGTTGATGTGTATATTGGGGTTGGGAAAATATTATCGATTTGATATCGCAAATCCATAAAATTATTCTTCAAACTCCCCTTCGATTACAGACTTTGCTTCATCGACCAATTCTCGCAAGTCTTCGCTATAGTCGATGTGCTTGCCTTGCTCAACAGCAACAACAAGACGCATCAATACATCTTCAAGATTCTCAACACGCTTGTCGAGCATTTTCATTATAATCCCACCCAACGATGATCTTTGTACGATTCAGTATTCAACACATTACCGCGAACGAAATTCTTCGCAGGTTGTGCCCACGATGCTGCCTTCAGAATGTCGCCATACTTCCAGCCATCGTGTTCCTTGATGCAGATGAAACTATGCACCGAAGGAGAATTCCAAGAAGTAGACACAACCTTCAGAAACTTGCGACCCCTCACATAACTGATAGAATATCCGCCAGTAGAACCAGTGGAGTTATAATCCGCTGTAAGATGGTCAGTATACTTGTAGAGAGCCATGTCAAAATCATAATTTTCAAAAAGCATAATCAACCCCAGTTCTTTCCACTCAAATAACCATACGGCACGCCAAGACAATGCTCGAGATACTCAACATCGCCTCGCGTTTCGTGCGCGTCATGCAACATGCGAATGCAATCTTCGCGAGTCGAGTCAACAACGATTTTCATCGTCTGCGCCACCCAACCCTCAAACTCAGCAATCGCCATATTGTGGTAACGCTGTTCCTCGCGGATAGAATCGCCGACAGCGTCGACCAATCGATCCCAGAGATGCTGCTTGGCGTCATCGCTGCACGCATCCCAATCAGCCCAGAAGTATTCTCCTGGACGATGCCCATAAGCATCCTTGTAGAGATCTGAAACGATGTTTTCGTCGAAGGTGTAATTTCTTGTTTCCATACATTCATTATCCTATAAAAGGACGAAATAGTAAAGGGATAAAACTCTAATGGAATCAATAACTTGCGCAATGGGGCTAAAACGCCCTCCAGTCCTATTGCAGCGGTCTTGTTTTGGTCGGTAGTTTAGCCTACCCCAGAACAGGGTAGGCTGGAATCATCTGTAATCAGTTTCATCAAAGTCTGGGTCTTGGAACCAATCTTCCTCTTCAGAGAGAGATGACTCAACATAATCTGAGTTTGGATTGTATTTCCATCGTGCTTCATTTTTCAAGCGTCGCTGCTTCAATCCTTCGTTGTTCCGACTGTAGTCCTTTTCTCGGAACTCATAATTCTTTTTCTTTGCCATGACTATTTACTCAAACGCTCCTCTTTTAAATTATTACAAAAGATCTTATACAGACCCCACTCTCTTCCATATGCTTCAACTTCCCATGGTGAATCGAAATACTTTTCTTCATCCATGTAATGTGAAGCATCAAAGATCAAACCTTTGTAGCGAACATCGCCATTCTTATAATCAAAAATTTCATTATTGAGATATTGCTTGATGTGTGTCAACTCATGACCAAGATCAATGAGCAACTGTTTGAGTCGTGTTTGTGGTTTCTTGCCAAGTTTACTAATACGTTTATAATTCAGAACAATAGTAAACTTTTTGTTACCTTCCTCGTCAAGACCATCATAGGTGCACCATGCTTTGTACTTCTTTAGATCAAGAAGATCAGCAGCATCTCGAATTTCATCTTCACCAAGAACCTTGATGTTGATCTTCGAACGCTTTTGAATGCATGGTCGTACCAGACGATTCAAGACGAATCTTGAATACTTCCGAATCATCGCAGAATCGGATCGTCTTAGATAATTGCTTGTGACTGCAATCATTACTCCACCCGCAGAAGAATTGTATCTTTATTGATACGACCGTTCAACTCACTGGGCTTGGAATTAATCTCGCCCATGACCTTACGCAATACAATCTTGCCACCGTTGAGGACTCTGTCCAGCACATCCTTTGGCTTTCGCAGGGTCTTCGATATCGACTCAGAATATTTATAATTCTCAATCCCAGAACCCTTCACACCCAAGCCAGCCTGATCTGTTGCCACATAGACGCCAAGTTTGCGAGTCTTAACGTTATAGATCCATAACTTTTCGGCTCCCATGATCTTGACGGGATCGATCGAGACCAGTTTGTTCTCTGTATCATCCTTCTTGAACTTGAGGTTCTTGACCTTTTTCTCGAACGAGACTGGCTTCTTCTTGCGTGGCTTGCGAGCAGCATTCTTGTTAGAAGCAAGTTTCTCGGCATCGGTTGCAACTGCTGTAAAGAACTTCGCACCTTCAATCATTTCCTTTCGAGGGCGCGGATACGATTCTTTCACATACTCATCTTTTGATTCAATAATTGCAATCCAATCAGCAGCACGCTTTTTAAAATATTCTGCAATCTTCGAAGCATGCATTGGCTTTACTTCGTTCTCGACCATCCAAGTATATGGAACGAAAGTCTCGCCTGACTGCTTGTGCCATACATCATCAAACTTACTCTCAAGTTCCATGATGAATGTATCTGCCTTCGCCGTCACACGCTCTTGAATAGAGATGACGTTACTTGTATCCTGAACCTGCGGCAGATCAAGTTGACGTTCGCGAACGATTGCGTCAAGACGTTCCTTCATCTGCGGGATACGATTATCACGGAAGTTGTTGTAAACGCTGTCAGGAACCCATGCGCCACGAGACAGACAACGCGCCAACCAGCCATCTACGATATTCCAAGAATCGTTCAGATAACTTGCGGCTTGTCGCTGCGGCTCAGTAATCAGATTATTCTTGACAAGATACTCAATCAAATACTTGCGAGCATCCTTGTTGTCTTTATGATGATTGTACCACTGAAACGCATGAACCAAATCAAATTGGCTGCAAGGTTGAGTGCGTGTTTCCCAGGTAGGTTCGGGAACAACCTTTGGTATAAACTTTGCCATGACTTATATATTACTCTCTAATTTCGCAATAGTAAAGTTAAAATTGTTACTCGGTGATGATGTCGGTGCTTTCGCCGCTACCGTAGTCGGTGATCTCTTCGACCCACCGTGTTTTTTCTTTCTGGCGGTATAGGTCTAGTGCCTTCGCTCGGCTCTTGGTTGTGAGAATTTTCTTGTTCCCGTCTACTCGCTCCCCTGTAATCGGGTGGTTGACTCGGGCGTTTTCGTAAACTTCGTAATATTGCTTCATACAACCATTATAGTCCAAAAAGCCAAATTTGTAAACAGAAAAAACTCTAATAAAATCAATAACTTGCGCACCAACAAAAAAGGGGACTTTCGTCCCCTTCTTCGTTTCTAGTAGCAGACTAGATTAGAACGCAAATACAAGGTCTACCATTAGACGCTTGTAATCGGCTTTGGCTGCACCAACCTCTACATCAAAGAGACTGCCGCGAACCTTCCAACCGTCAGCGAGCCCATAGGCTACGCGAATGGCTGTACCGTCATGAAGTGTTGCTTCACCACCAAAGTCACTATCAGTCCAAACGGCTGAGAGCGCATTGGCTTCTGCATCTTGCTTCAATAGACTTACTTCCCAATCACCTGCATTTTTTGCATTTCCAAAGGTAACACCGTATGCTGTTGCCTTTTCTTGGGTTTTAGCCTCATCGTTGGTTAGTTGCTCAACAAAAAGTTTTACTGGAACACCAGCAACATCCTTCTTGAGTGATGCACCAAGAACTAGTTGATCATGCTTTACGAGAGCATTACCAACTTTGACTTCCTGCTTCAATGTTGTCGCATGAGCAGCAACATCAAGACCAGCAAGTTTCTTGCTCAAACCAACTTGTAGACCAACAAGATCGCTGTCTTTTGCAACACCACCTTCAACTAATTTTAGATTGAAAGCACTGGCTGAAAGACCGCTGTCATGTTTCACCGCAACTGCCAATCCTTCTGGCTTGATGTCGTTATCGAAAAATAACGCATCAGAATGCCAAGGACGATTCATCTTGCCAAGTGTTACCTTTGCAAATGGCGCAGCTGCATATTCAACATATGCCAAATTAAGTCCAACATTCTTCAATGAATTGCCTTCGCCAATGTCATTCCAAGATGACTTTGTTGATCCAGTGCGAACACCGAATACAACTTTTGTCTTGTCATTGACATCAGCAGTTGCATTTAATTGCAAACGAAGACGATCACGATTAGAGTTGACTGAACCAACTTCAAGATCATCGCTACGATAACCAAAGTCGCCACTCAACTTCACATCAGCAGCCTGTGCTACTGAGAACATTGCACTCAAAATAACAGATGCTAGAATTGCTTTACGCATATCATATACTCCTTATTATACCGCGAAATTACGGCTTAAAGTTTTTCATGACTTTGACATCTTTTCTTACTTGCGCAAGTTCAGATGAGTCAAGAGAAACTAGACCACGGTCTGAAAGATAACCTTCCTCGCCAATGGCTTTGTTACTCACGTACTCTTCCGCAAATTCTTTTAGACCAGGAATGACACCAATGTGTGCTTTCTTGATATAAACGAAAAGTGGTCGAGCCGCAGTATATTTAGCACTGGAGATTGTTTCGAATGTAGGAGCAATACCGTCGATTTTTAACGCTTTGATTCGATCAGCGTTCTCTTCTAGGAAACTATAACCAAAAATACCAAGAGCATTCTTATTGCCAACTAATTTTTGAACAATCAAATTATCATTCTCACCTGCTTCAACGTAAGCACCGTCTTCACGAATTAGATGACACTTCTTTTTGTCATCAAATGGGCAACCTGATTCCATAAACAATTCATGAAATGAATCGCGTGTGCCAGAAGTTGGTGGCGGACCAAGCACTTCAATTTTTGTTGCTGGTAATTTTGCATCAATTTGATTCCATGTCTTATATGGATTTGGAATTAAATTTCCTGATGCATCTGGAATTTGCTTTGCTAATGCTTTCCAAAGTTGTTCCTTTGTGATGTTAGTGAACTTACCTGCTTTTGATTCGGCAACTGTTAAGCCATCGTAACCAATTTTAATTTCAATGATTTCATTGACACCATTTTTGGCGCAAGTATCAAACTCGCCTTTCTTCATTGCGCGTGATGCATTCGCAACATCTGGGAATTGTGGACCAACACCATTACAAAATAACTTGATGCCACCACCAGTGCCTGTTGATTCTACTTTTGGTGTCTTGAACTTCCCAACACGACCAAATTGTTCAGCAACAGTTGTTGTGAATGGATATACTGTTGAAGATCCTACTGCTGTAATTTGATCTCTGCCTTGTGCGTTTGCGACATGAGAGACAACGAGTAGGGTGAAAGCAAAAAGAATTGCTAGTTTAGATTTCATGGGCTGACTCCTTTAGGGTTGGAATCAGTATATAGAGAAAAAGTATTACGAACAGGTTAAAATCTCGGTTCATCTATCGTCACGCGCTGCGCATCGCGTCCTAGATTCCTCTTTTACAAAGACAGCCATCGCTATGCGACAAACCTTACACCGAAAGGTAGGGCGGCTGGTTGTGTATTTAGTATTTTATCCGATCGAGATGGATTTTACGCTATTAATTTTAAACGAGCGCCAACCACTTACCTCAGTATCCCAAACAGAAAGGGTTTCTGAATTCGATTCTCGAAGCACAATTTGACCATTTGTTGTTGATGCATTAGGAATATAATCTGTCAACAACGTACACTTCATAATTCTTTCTTCGCCATTTACTTTTGTAAATGTTACAGTCACAACATTGTGGCGGAGCATATCAACTAAACCATCACGAGTAAAAATCATATAACCTCACACTTGTTTAATTAATTCTTTGATTTTATTATTAGGGAATTGCCAGTTAGAAAGTATTTTCTCAAACATTGCTCTGACGTCACGTTTTGGAATTACTTTATTCTTTACCATCATACCATTGTAACCTGCTTTCGCATAGTTACTGATAAAATGCTGTATATCTCCAATGTATGCACACATTACCTCAGCTGAATCAGTATCACCACCCTTATAGGTTAAGATATGATATTTAAATCCTAATTCATCTGGTTTTAATTTTTTATCAACGTATTTGTAAACAGTAGAATCGAGTTCTTGCCTGATTTCGTTTTTTTCTACTATGGTATCGACATGCCACAACGCACCGTCGCATTCATCGTAAGTTATTTCCATGGCTTTTCCCCCTCTCTTCTTCTTTTTTGCAACACATATATCTTGCAATATACCAAGCGTCAACAATGTCTGTTGTTGGTGAACCTAGTTTTGTCGTAGGAGATATTATACTATGTAAATCTACAAAAGTATCCTTTACAAATGACTCATACATCTTTTCTTTTGTAGCGTTACCTTTTCCCGTTGCATATTTTTTAACAACAGTTGGCGCTACTGTAAAAAAATTGTATCCTGCTTTGTAAAGCATGTACTTTAGAATGCCACAATTTTCAGCCAAATTAAAAACTCTACCCTTTGAGCCAAAAGAATAATCTTCAATGAGTATTGTTACTTCTCTCTTATCAAAGTCAGAAAGTATTGATAACACCCAAGAGGCATTGTTCTCATATCTTTCTTGATCGGTCAAATACTCTTGGTGTTCTTCGCCAAGAATGTTATGAAATTTTCCTTGTACAGTCTTTCGATCATTCAAAAAATAAAAAAATGAATTTGAGAATGTCTTGTCGCGACTAACGCAAACGCAAGGAGAAGTTAGGCTGTAATCAATTCCAACTATTACTGTCATCTTCTTCTTTATTCAATTCATCATCTAAATAATCCATATCTTCATCGTCATCGTTGAAGTTTAGTTCTTCATTCTCATTGTCATAAAAATCGCCACAAAATGGGCAATGACTTGGAGAATAACTTACTTCGTCTTCTTCATATGACAATGTGAATGTTGATCCACAGTTATCGCAAATTAATTTTAAATCTGGCATCATCAACTCCTGGTTACTGCGAGAATCTTTTCTATTTGTTTTTTGATTACCGCTTCTCTATTTTCCCATTTAATCATAGGCTTATCTGGGTTCTTCATTAAATTATATAGTAAAGGCAACATTAATCCTTCTAACTCTTTTAATTTAGCCTTATGCTTTTCTTCTAGCGCAGCAACATATGCATTCTGCAAAGTTTGTTCTTGCGCGTCTAGCAAAGAATCAATCTTAGCCTGTAGTGTTTGTAATTGATCATTGTTAATGGACTGAGTTGTCGGCGCAGTTGATGGTGTAGTTGTTTCATCATCTGCGAAACTAAATCCAAAATCAAAATCGTTTTCTACCGTTGACATTTTATCTTTCCTCTACCAAGTCCAAGACACATAACTGTATCTTATGCCTTTTGTTACTTCTGTTACTTTATGAGGATACATAAAGGTGCTTGGGAAAATCATAATCTGCCCTGCTTTGAGTTCAATCTTTTCCTGTTCCCAAAATATTAAATCGCCACCTTCATAATCATCATTTAAACAACCAAGAATTGAAAGTACTGGTACACCTTTTCTGGTTCCATCAAACATACTGTGTATGTGATCGCAATGTAATTTCATTCTTGTGTCGACATCATAACGATTATAACGAATTTGAGTGTAACCATTCCAACTAGAAAACCATTCGCTCATATAATCACAATCTTTTTGAATGTACTGCTGTATCGCAAACCATATTTTATCTTGAATAATTTTTGTTTCTGGTATTTCTTGCCCATACCCAACTGAAAGTTCTTTTTCGTGACTTATAAATTGGTTTGTACGTGGGGTGTAAAAGGTGTGAGTAGACCAGTCAGTTTTGTTTAATTGTTTTACGACTTTCTTACATAGTTTTTTATCTAGAAAATCATCATAAATTTTGACATAATCTTTTACATTCATGGACATCATTTTTTATTGACCTCATAATCATATCGGTCGTCGTCTGAAAGAACCCACTTAGATGTGTTTTCAACAGACCACATCTGCGTACCAAGTTTACGTTCAATTATATTTTGTCCAGGTTTTGTAACAAACGAAGGTTCAAATGCGCGACAACGATTATTTGGTTGAATAGCAAAATTTCCATTGTCTAGTCTAATTACATGACCGCACTTATGTTGTCCAGGAACCTCACTAAATCCTGTGTCCAACATATTACGATCTTCCTGCGACCAATCTAGAGTAAACATATAAGTGCCTTCGTTCCATTTTTTATTTCTATCAATGTACTTCATTCTCTTGTTACAGAGAAAGTCATATTGAGTCACACCAATATAAGAACTAAAGCAATCCCACAAAACTAGATTATAGAGTTCTTCTTGCGCCGCAGGAACTTTATGACAGAAAGCGTGGATTGGCATGCGGAACCAAAGCCCTTCGTCTTCCATAATGAAATGAAAAAGCGGGGCACGATGCGGTATCGACGCCACGCCGAATATAAGGACGGGAAGATATGTGTCCTTCGCTTCATCGAACTCTGTTCTGTTCTGAAGAAAATTAGTCCGCACATAACATTCTATGGGCGGGATGTTTGCATTTAAATATGCCATGCTAGTATATAGTTTTTAGTCAAAGAAAAACATTTGCCACAATCTACCGTCTAGCATATTTTGTCCGAAATACTCACTAGCAGAGTGAATTGAACTTGCGTCAAAAATTACTAAGCGATTAAACACATTACCAGCAACATCAACTGGCTCGAATGGCGTTTTATCTAAATGAGTTTTTTCTGATGTTTCCCATACTTCGCTCCATCTAGAATCATAATAATCTCTTACGCGAGATTTTTTATGAGCATATAACGTAGTTCCAGATTCAAATGGAGCGTCTGGAGTCAAATACAACATGCCACCCCAACGTTGCTGATCGCAGTGATATACCAATGGTTCTCCAGCCCAACAAACTTGGAATCTTCCATTCATCCCATGCTCTTCCCATTTTTCAATTTTTCTCCCAATAATATTCTCGAATTGCTCTTTTAATCCAGAAAATAAAAATTGATGTGCAGTTCTTCGACCTATAAACCCTTTTCCCAATCCACCCTCAATATATTCTTGTTTTAATGCATTTTCTCTGATTGCGTATGGGTTTTGGTAAAAGTCGTCTACAATCCACAATCGATTTCTTTGGTTTTTGTTAAACAACATTTTTTTGCACCATTTATGTGTTATTTAAAAAATATTTTTCTATTTGTTTTATCCCATTTACGTCTTTCATTTTTTCAATAATTTCACGCGAGACCAGTTCTGGATGCACCCACCAATCTTCGAATGTAGAAACACCATCTGGTGAAACATCGCTTACGACTAATTCATAACCTATCGATTCCAAATATTTTCTGGATTTAAATCGATAACTTCTAGTAATATCCACATAATGATCATGCTCATATGTGATCACTCCAAATTTAAACTGTTCAAAAGGAATCATGAGCAAAATATCGAACGTTGTTTTTGATGGTTCGCAATCTAGTTGGAGATAATCTACTATTCCATCTGGAGAAATTTCTTTTAGAATTTTTTTATAATTAACCTTTGTGGCGTCAGCCAACATCACTTTATTTTTTCTATCTTTATTATATTCCTCTACAAATTCTTGCTTATACTCTAAACCAACTCCTACCCAATCGAATTCAGTTTCTAGGAGTGCAGTATTATTACCCAACCATGGCTTGGCGCTTCCAATTTCTAGATATTTACCGCCACGTTTCCCATTGAGCATGGAAAGAATAAACATATCTTGATACACTTGAGCATAACTTCTAGTGATATTTTCAGATCCTGGAAATTTATATCTTAATTTAGAATGTTTAGATTTATCATAGTATCTAAATGCTTGACTTTCTGGACCACTTCCAAGTTTGGTCATATTAGTTTGCACTGCATTATAGTGCACCTCATCCATAATATCAGCATACTCATCTGCTAACAAATGGAACAGACCACGCGATTCCATTCCTCTCCCCCACCACCAAGCAGAAACTGCCTTTTGAAAAATTAACGCATATTTACCAGGATAGCCTACATGTTTTTTTAATGGAGGATTAATTTTGTCAGCATATTTTAATCCCATTTCGGCAAAGGTATATGAATCAGTGTATTCATTTATTCTTTCATAATGTCTGCTTAATAAAAAATAAGCCTCTGGTCTTTCTGGCAATAGAGATATTGCGTGTTTGTAAAGACAACGTACTGTGTTGTCACGTTTTCCTTGATACTCAAAACACTCTGCTATCTTTAAGAGACAATAGTATGACAGATGATTATCGCTGGTTCTTTCCGCAGCACGAAGATAAAACGAAATAGCACCAGCACTTTGATTTTTATCATGATAAAAATGAGCCAGAATTAAATTTTTCTCTGGATCTTCAGGATTGTACGCATATTCACGCAACGCATTTTCTAACTCAAACATAATTCCCCCATCTTAATACCAGGAATTTTTAGTATGTATGCTGTATTGTCTTGAAAACCAAAAGTAATTAAAAAGTCATTGTTTAAGTCTTGAGTCATACCAGCACAAAATTCTATCTCAGCGCCCATAAAGTCGAACGGATCTGTATACTTTACAACGTTCCAGTTTTTATCCCATACAACAAAACAATGTCTGTATGTTGCGTTTTTGCGACCTGCTTCGCTCTTAAATAAATTAACCACATGAACGCAAGCAATTCTATAGTCGCCCACAGGAATTACTTGCGAGCCGCCTCTGTAGTCATATGATTTTTGTGCATATGACCCTAAAAAAACTGTTTCGCATGTCTTATTGATTGGATCAACTTTTACTACTTCTGTTGGATTGCACCACTTAACATAATGGTATGGCATATCCGTTATTGGCATCCAATTTTTTTCGCAATAAGAACTATTTGGCGGTGGCGCAGGTATTCTAAATCGAGAAATTTCTTTATAGTCTACGATTTCTGAGAGTTCCATTCTGCCAACACCGTTTGTTGTTGTATCTCGTCTAACGCCACTAGTATAAAGTTTATTATCCCATCTGACTAAGCGTACATCTTCTAATCCAATAAATTCCCATATTGGTTTTACGTCTAACTTCGAAGTATCAATTACAGTTGATTTTGTAATTTGTAAATCGTTGTTTAATTCGCAAAGATAATTTTTTGTCGTTAAGGTAATGTCGTTTTCTGGATTTAGATAAACTAATGGACCATATTGATGTTCGAATCTATTTTTTTCTGCGTGATAAATCGTGTATTGGCAGTGTCTAACATTGACCAATAATTTATCTTTGTCCAAATACACAGAAGGATTGAACAATCCAGTTCCTTTGTATACTAGATCATCAATGATGAGGGGAGCAATCCTCCCCCCAGCATTTAACACTTTTGTTACGAAGTTCATAGTGTATCACTTACAGTTAGTTAGCAACTACTTCCTCTGAAGCAACTTCGGCAGCAGGTGCTGCTTCAGCAGCAGGAGCGGCTTCTTCGGCAACAGGGGCTTCGACAGCAACTTCAGCAGCAGGGGCTGCTTCAACTGCGACTTCTTCCTTTGCGCCACAAGCAACGAGACCAAGAGCAACTAGACCAACAAGAATTGACTTTGACATATATTTTCTCCTTTATTAATTTATCATCTTTCTATCATCGCATCATCTAAATTTAAATTTTTCCCTACTGTTTTCCAGTAGTGACGTATTATATAGTTACTAATAAGTTTACTTTCGTTAGCGTTTAAGTATTTTCCATCCACTGGATCTAAATTAAAATTATTCTCAAACAGTAATGGAAAATTGCAAACAGTGTTATAATTAAAAGATAAACAATTTTCAACGCAAGGATCATAGGCTCCATCTTGAGATGTTATTCTATATTTGTTTTTACCAACATACAGAATATCTAGTAATCGTTTTACATGAGACCTTCTAAACATAAAAGAAGATCCCCACCATCGACCCCATCTAAAGTCTAATTGTAATTCGTCGATGGTAGAAGGTCTTATATCAGAAGACATTCTAATTAATTGCAAACATTCCCATTGTTTTGGTATTTTACTATAAAACTCTTCCCAAGTAAAATTCCAATGTTCTATGCTTTCGAAGGAAACATCATCTTCACAAAATATAGCATATTCTTCATCAGTATTATTGTACCAATCGTTCATAATACTAACAAATGATATTGTTGCTCCAATGTGTAAGTTAGGAAGTGTTGTTTTGGTTGGAGTATCCACATCTACAGAAATGTCATCTTTAAATGTGACGTATCTTGGCGTGGTAAAAATATTATACTTTATACCATATTTGATAAATTGATTGGTCATGTATTCCCTTCTGTCTACACTTTCTTCTAGATTAATCGTGTAAACAGAAGGGAATCCTTTCAACTTATCAGCATAACTCATATCAAATCTCACAAACTCCAGCAGAACATGCTAGTTCTTTTGCTGAAGTTGTTGTATCTGTTTCTTCCATAAACTCCACCCAGTTGATGTCAACGTTTTGGAGCGCAAGAAGTTCAGTATACTTCGCTTCATCAATTTCTTCATAAGGTGCTTGGCGATAAGAACCATTATCTCGTGGCAAGAATGAAACACCAGAGAGAATTGAAATATTCTTATAGACCCATGCACCAACTTCCATCCACTCATCATCACCAACGTATACGGTGATTGATGGCTTGTGTTCACACCAGTGATCCTGATAGATCTTCCACAATTCCAACTGCTCGATGGCAGTCATATCATTGCGTGTAACAGAGTTCTTTGGGGCTTTCATTGGGAATGAGAACACCCAGTTAGATTTGCTGTAAAAATCTTCTTCAGCCTTGTATCCCTTGTCAATCATAAACTGAGCAAGAGGATCTTTCATATCAGCCCTAACTCTACGAATATAATATTGGGCATAGCGTGGGTGAATGCCTGAAGCGGAATCAACCAACTGTGATACAGTGCCTGAAGGTTTGACGCAAGTAATTGCAGCCGACTGTGGAACACCAAGAGCGTCGGCGAATTCCTTATTCGTTTCAACGCAGTGTAGTCGAATAGCATCTAACGCATCCGCGAGTTTTTGTGACGGTTTATTTAGCAACTTGCTATCACAAATACCAGTAAGAGATACACCTAACAAACGCTCTTCATCACAATTATTTTTCCAACGTTTGTTGATATAACGGAAATCTGTAAGCATTGACTGAAGTGTGCCGATAATTGTAGCAAGACGAGCCTTGCGCTTCAATGAATCAACATCATCGTTTGCGCGAACAACGATTTCAGAAAGATTACAAAACTCAAACGGACGCAAGATAATTTCAGAGCAAGGATTAGTGCCGAACTCATGCTTTGGATCGCGACGACCATTCTTTGTAGCAACAGCCTGTGATGCAGCACGCGAGAAGATACCACGCTCACCTGACTTGGACATATAGAGAGCATGCCATTCATTCATGAATGTGTCCATGTCTACTTGTTTATCGTACACCGCCGAAATGTTTGCCAATGCACGCTGCCCGTTGTGCGTCCACCAGTCACCTGACTTTGCATGACGCAAGTGGTCATCGTTGAGGTCGGTAAGAGAAATGAGAGCAGAACGGCGAACACCACCGCAAACAACAATGTCAGCAATTTTGCATACAATGTCATGACATTCCAACGTGGTCAACTTTCTACCACGAGCCTTTTGAAAAATGTTAAGAGTAAATTTGATGAGATCAACAAATGGTTCTGGTCCAGAAGCACGACCACCGAATGTCTTAAGACGCTCACCTGCTGGGCGAACTTTTGATACATCCCACTTTGGAATCTTTCCAGAATACAAAAGCGAAATGATTTCACGATATGCTGAAGCCCAACCAATTTTTGAGTCGGCGACAACAACAGTTGTGTCTGAATCGTGCAACTCTTCTGGAACTTCAGGAAGTTTGTTCGTGTACTTTGATTCAACAGAAAAACCTACACCAGTTCCGCACATCAAAATATACATGATTTCGTCGAATGCTTTTGTGTTATCAATGGCGACATAGGAGCAATTATATCCAGCCACTTGATCTTTTTCCAAAGCAGGTCCAGCAGTCATCAAGCAACGCATTGATGGCATGACTTCGAGATTAATAATTGCTGAACGCAACTCATCCCAAGGAACCTTCTTATTATTGTTTGTTTTGTTCTTAAAATAACTGATGTAGCGATCTACGGTCTCATCCCACGTTTCGCGACGACCAAGTTCATCGTTGAATCTTGCGTAACGTGAAATATGAATAAAATCTTGATAGATACTTGGTAATCTTGTAGCCATGATTGCTCCTTGTTATTCTTTTGTTATAAATTCGTTTGATAGTGGAAAAACCTCAGCAATCACTTTCGCGCATTCTTTAGCAATTTCCATATGTTCCCTTTGAGTGCCATTAGCACTTCGGAGTTGTATATAGTGAATCCAGGATCTTAATGTACCGTTCATGTACATACGAGACATAATTAATCCTTCTGGAAGAACTGCTCTAGCCTGTTCTTTTGCTATGCCGTTTCTTACAGCCCAACGATAAGTGTTTTCTGCAAGCGCAATTAGATCACGTTGACGCGCATCCCATTCATATTGTAGCATGATGTCAACACCATCAACGATAGAATTTTGACGATTCTTCGGATCTTGTAAACGCGCTTGACGTGTTACAAATTTTAGATCGTTTGTCGGGTCAGCATAACGCTGAGAAAATTCTTGAAACGAAAAACTACGATGACGTAGAATTTGTCTGGCAATGTCGCGTGTTGTTTCTATTTCTAAAACAACATTACACAACTCTAGTGGAGACCAATGCTGATGTTTGACCAAATATTTGATCAACTTTTCTGCAGTGTCACTATTTATTTGATTAGAGGGATTGGACACTCTTGCGCAGAAGGCTACAAGGTCCGTTGGTGTGTCCAATCCCTCAAGAACTGGCTTGCTATAAGAAATCAATTTTACTTTCATGATTATTCGCTCGCTACATTAAATACTTGTACTTGTTTTGGTTTAATTTCCTTTGTGCCACCTTGCGCGGCGAGAGTTTGTGCTCGAACGTATGCATCAGTATACTCTGCATGGGTGCTGTCGTCAAACCACCACCACTGATCAAAATAATACTTTGGTTTGCGCTTGTACTCAACATACCACATGTTGTTGTAGTGAGAAAGGCGCACTTGTACTATTGGATTTAAAACAATTTCTAAACCTTGATCTGATAGTGTCATCTTAGCACCTTTTCCAATGCATAAACTTCAGTTTGGCAGACAACCCACTGAATGTATTGTTATCTATAATACTCTTTATTTCTTCTTCTGTCAAGCCATTTTGTATCATATCATTTATATCTTTGCCCTTAGTATTTTCAGGGAAAAGACAAACACTGTAACCTTTATCGATCGACTTCTCAATTTGTTTTACAATGTCACGATTGCGTGGCTCATTATCATAAACAAGAACTACATCTAGTTCTGGAAAAACTGTTGCCACGCCGCCCAAATTACTATCACCAGAGGCAATACTATTCTTGACAAAATAAGAATCAAACTGCCCTTCCAAGACATAGATACGTTCTTGCTTACGCAAGCGATGCAATCCAAACACCTTCTTCTCATCTGTTATTTTGACCGTAACGTAACGAATCTTGGTATCAGACAATGCCCTTCCTGCGACGTTGGTAATCTCACCCTTTTCGTTAGTATAAAGGAGAACTACACGATCGTCGTTTGGAACCTCTTCTTTGCCATGTTCTGGAAATTCTTCATCGAGAAAGTCTTTGAACTTGGAAACAAATAATATCTCTTCCCAATAATTCTTAGGAATCTTTCTCTTTTTTATATAGTCGCGAGCATAGTGCTCTTCGGGTAAATTTGCTACACTATAATGTGTAAACGCTCGCCATGTTCTCTCCAGTTTTTCAGATTCTGCTGAATCTCCTCTGGAGTTGTTGAGAGAAGACTGGAACCTGGAGTGGGCGTTTCCCTTGAGTTGTTCGAAATCAGGCTTTTTGATGTTAGAGCCGTATCCTGTTTCACCAGTTGAGTATCGTTCCAGGATGTACTGCTTATAGGATGTACCATCGACGTGCTCCAGAAACTTCGCAAACGTCGTAGACTTGCCGCAATTGTGGCAGATGAAGAAGTAGTCGTTTGACTTGCGATAAACATAGCCTCGTGCCTTCAGTTTATTTTTCTTCGAATCACCGCAATAGGGACAACGAAAGTTATACAGATCAGTGCTCTTTTGCTTGAACTGTTCTAACTTCGATGATACAAAACCAAGAAATTTTCTATCAATATAAATTGACATAATGTAAAATTATTCACCAACGGACTCATCATTATATACTATTTGATCTCGAAAGGCAACCCGACTCGAGATAAAATCCATCCAACAACAGCAGCGCCACCAATAACAATCCAGCGCCACTTGTTTAAATCTTCGATCTTTTGTTTTTCAACTTCGTGTTGATCAGCCATATCTTTGCGAAGAGATTTAATTTCATCCATGATAGAGACTTCAATCTCTTCAATCTTCTTATGGACTTCACGGAGTTCGTCATTATGCTGCTTCTCAAGTTTATCAAGAGTTCTATCGAACTTCTCATATATTACTGAGAAGAAAGAAATCTTCTCTCTCATTGCAGCGACCTCAGTCTCTATTTTACTGAGTTTGCTCTCAAAGTCAATCATTTTCTTCTATCCCAAAATGGTGTTTTAAAAGATATGCTCTTGTTTTATTATTTTTATTATTGCAAATCTCACCACTCACTTTAGTTTCCCATATAAATGGGAATAATCCATGCACTAATAACATAAACGCCCATTTCCATGCGCGAAATAAATGCTTTACATATGATGTATTATTGTCCTGTAGGTGGGACATTTTGAGTAGGCGCAGGAACAATTGTTTTTAATGATTTAGGTGGAGTCATTAATTCTTTTGGCGGCTCAGGCATTTCAATTTTTGGCACCAAACGTGTTAATGGATTTCCGCATCCAACAAGAAACAAGAAAGAAAGTGCTACAAGATATTTCATTGTGCTGCCTCCTTTTTCTTCCATGGCATATCTGGTAGTTTAATATCTAAACCGCGATCTGCATTTTGTTTGTCAACAGATGCTTTGGTCTCAAGAATCCAAGACTGAAGTGATACCAACTGCTGCGCGTTTTGCAAGCAAACAGAATAATTAGCAAGAACAGTTCCGAGTGCTTGATTGTCTTTTACGGCAGAATCAGTATCATCTGTTGTCATTTCAGGATTAAGTTCCTCACCCTTTACACTCGTGTCGTGTAAGTAAACCCAACCATTTGTGAGATTAAACTTGCCAGGAACTTGTTTTTCTGCAGCATCGCGATAGATTGTCTCTTTCTGAGTGACAACTTTAATCTTGTCAACATACTCAGTGACAACTCGTTCTTTGATGTTGGCTTGTTCTTTTTCAAGTTCAATTTTCAATTGTTCTGCTTCATTTGCAGCCTTTTGAATCATGACTTCGCCTTGATCTGTGCCTTTCTTATAGCCAGCAGCAAATGCGCCGCCGACAATAAAAATCACTGCAAGGATCTTATATGGTAATGGTATAAGCATAATTTAATCTCTTGGCCAAATGTTACTTTCAACTGCATCATTCAACCACATGCTTGCTCCCAATAATTTGGAGTATGTCCAGTATGTGGCATTAGAAAGCCATAAGAATACAGCAGCCAACCACTTGAACAAGTAGATGAACGGGATTGCGAATGGCTCTAATATGAACATCAATCACACCAGCTGGCTTTCTTTTCGCCAAAGTATGCGCGAGCGTGACCATTTTTGATTAGAAGTTCTGAAAGTTTCTGACCATCAATAATAACGTCACCAAGCACACGTCCACCAAACTTGTCGTGCTCTTTCAATTCGATTTGAATTGACTTTGCATTTGCGACTAGGTTTTTGGTGAAGGCACTTGCTGCTTCGGCAGCAGCTGCTTCTTTTGGGCAACCAGCACGCGCTCCTTTTTCTGGAGTGTCGACACCCAAGACACGCAAACTGAGTTGCGGCTTGAGTGGCTTTGGCATGAATGGCGCTTCAAAGACTACAGTGTCACCGTCAGCAACCTTAATGATTTTATAGTCATAAGGGTTCGCAAGCGCAAGCGATGAAAATGTTAGCGCAAATAATGCTATTAACTTCTTCATGCCTTTGGTGCCTTTGGCTTGCGTGCTTTCTTGACTTTCTCAACAGCAACTTCAGCAACCTTTGTTGCCTCAGCCTTTGCTTCAACAGCAACTTCTTTAGCGGCATGTAAAACATCTTTGTGATCGACGACACCATCATCGTTCTTGTCTGGGTCTTTGATCAACTTCCAGGCAATCCAACCAGCAACAACAAGTAGTAATAAAACAAGTAATGTACCCATGATTATCTCCTATTATTTTTTAGCAAATTTTTCTACAACAGTAGTACCAAGTCCAGCAATAACAATCATCATCATTGAATCATACATATTTTTATCGACACTTAGACCAAAAAACATATTTAATAAAAACGCAAGAGCAACCAAAAACGTCGCAAGTGTTGTAATAACACGCTTAGATGAAACAGAACCATCTGCGCCATCGGCGACCATTGATCTTAAACCTGCTAATAGACTCATTTTTTGTCTCCTATTACATTTCTCGCAATTTTTACGAAATCCATATACTTTATCGCGACATAATAGTCATGAGTCAGTATAAGAATCCTATTACGAAAACTCACAATGTATCGCTTTGGTTCATTGCGGAGACATAATGTTTCCATCATTCTTATTTAGCCAACGGATTTTCCCATGCTTTCTGAATCTTCTCGTCGACTTTCTTTTCCAGTTCCTTCAATTTAGCGTCTGTTTCGCGCTCGATCGTTCTCAATCGGGCATTCATATCGCGATCTGTGACGCCAACGAAACCACGAACTTCCTTATCGAGTTCGCGATTGCGTCTTTCGGCTGCATCTACATCGGCTTGGAGGCTATCAATGTCGCCCTTTAGATCTGAACGAACGTCGCGGAGAATGTCGCCGCTCTCGTCGACCATGACAACTGCATTATCGACGCGCTCTTCCATCTTGGTGATGCGCTCTTGGATTGCAGATAGGTCAGGTGCAACATACTCCTGAATCTGTTGCTTCATATCCATGTAATCTTTATAGAACTCAAATGCGCCATAAAGACCGCCCAATACTGAAGAAACAATGCCACCAGCGATCATTAATTTTGCTGGGGTAAAACTGTACCCACCAATGCTGATGACCGTATTTGGATCAACTGCTGCTTCTAGTTTATCTACCTTCTCGTCTAAATCGCTCATTTGTATTGCTCCTTGTCTATACTTTATCTAGTTATAATATAAGCAAATCCAAAAATTATGCCAACAAGCATAAAAAATAAAATTCCTACACAAACCATTAATGTAATTTCTTCTTGCTTTTGCGCGGCTTCAATGTCAGCGCGACGCTTTGCTTGCGCCGCTGCTAATTCCATCTGCGCATGCATTTTTTGAAACTTTACCCAATCATCCCATAATCCAGGTCGTCCAGCAATCAACATATAGTCTTTAAGTTCTTTTTCTTTCCTTCGCACTTCTTCTAATGCAAAAAATTCTTCTAGTCGACTACGCTCATTTGCAGGTGTTTCAATAACTTTCTTTTCTAACTTTCGCTTACCTTCAAAAAACTTTCCTAATTGACCTGCGCAATCACCTAATTCTCTGCCGTTAGAGACAACCTCTTTGATAACCGCATATGCAGCATTGATTGCTGCGAGTTCTGCTAACATTACTTGTACTGCTCTTCGACCATTTTTTTATATGTGTCAGTGTTTCCTTTTTCGAGAAAATACGAACCGCGAACATTATCTTTGATGATTACACCTTTGTAAATATCCTCTGGTTTATAAAACGGCACATCTTGAAGTCTTTGCGAGAGATATGAACTTACATCTGCTTCTGCGCCAATTGCTGCTACGATACCTGATTGATCAGCGTCCATGTAGTTTGCATTAATTGCATCTTGTTGTTCTTTGTTCGCAGCAACTACTTGCTCGGCACGAACTTCAGCATCAGACTTTTCAATTGGTTTTAACACACCAATAATTTCAAGATTCATCATGCTTGGTGGTTGATTAAACGTACTTGCCACGGCAAGTGCTGGATCAATCAATGCATTTGTTGTCTCGGCATCTTTTGCAGACTCATCATCAAACTTTTGCTCTGATGATGCAACAGCCGCCGCAACGATGTTTAGTGCTTCAGCCTCTTGAGCCTCTGCCGTTACTGTTTGATCAGCATTCTCAGCCATCATTTCTTTACCAACATCAAAACTCATTTCAGCAGATGCTTCTGCTTGTAACGTTGCTTCGGCAACTACGGTTTCGGTTGTTGTTTCAGTCGCTTCAGCCAAAACAGTTGATTCTTGTGCCTGCGCTTCTTCAGCCGCTACAGTTTCTTCTGATTGAGTTGCTGTAGATGAACTATCGCTGGCAACCATTGATGCATCGGCTGAAGTTGCTGATACTGATTCAGCCTCTGCGACGGATTCATTTGCAGATGCTTCCGTTCCAGCAAGAGTTGCAGCCAATGCTTCTTGCCCCAACGCTCTACCTGTTTCCAAAAGTTCAGCAGAGGCATCACCTTCATTTGATGCCAAAGCAACTTCTTCGTTTGCTGTTTCGCTTGATGGCGCTGCCTCAGCAACTGCAGTTTCAGAAGTTTCATTTGCAGTTTTTGATGATGAAGAAGATGCAGTAGTTGATGTTGTTTCGCCAGCAACGCTTCCTGCAGCAGTTACATCAGCAGCAATTGATAGCGCAGCCTCAAGAACATCTTTTGAAATTGAGTCAGATAGCACTGATGCCTTTTCTTCGTTTTCTAATGTCTTGGCTACAGCAACAGTTTCAACAACTTCCTCTTCATCATCATCAATTGCTTCTTCATCAGCAAGCAACTCTTCAAGATCTTCATCAATCATTTCTTCATCAGCAATTTCTTCAGCGACAAGAACTTCTTCTGCGACTGAATCGTCTACTGTTTCTTCTTCATCTTCAGTAAATGCATCTGAACCGTCATCTGAACCACTGTCAAATCCAGTATCAGCAAGCATTTCTTCATCAATAGCATCACTTGTTATACTGTCAATAATACAAGTTGGATCAGTTGGGTCAGTGGCGCAATCGACTTCAGCAACAGATGGTGGTATATTACTACCGAATGAGCAACTTTTAACAACACCACCAATTGGATCACTGCCCCAGTCGCCATTAGTACAAGCATACGTTCCTGCTTGAAATTCTTGATAGATGTAAACACCATCAGCACCATATCTTACAACACCTGGTTCAGTGAGTGTAAACAATTCATTTTCACCAGCCAATCTTTCCCAATATAAAAAATCTGTTGGAGGTGGTGCCGCAGCATATGTTAAACTTAAATCAAGACTTCTAACTTGCGGACCATAGTAGCCAGCCCAAAATCTATCATCTTTACCTGTAAAACTAATTTGTATTCGACCAATTTCAGATATATCGTATGGATTAGTAAAACTTATTTCACCGCCAAATAATGTCCAACCATTTGTGGTTTGTCCTAATTGAAAATTAAAATCTTCTAGGATATTGTTGTTTGGATCATAAAATTTAATGGCTGCGGACAACGTACCCCTGCTAAACTCTTGGTTAAAATATTCCCAACTATATTTGAAACTGTTTATTTGAGTTCCGTTTCCTGGAAACTCACTTGTATCAAATAAGTTGTAATTTACTGTGCCCTGCGCATAACCAAATATAAAAGTTCCTGTTTGACTATTATACGCAGGAACGTTACCACCTGACAAACCACCACCACTTGTATTGAAGTTAACGAATCCAGTCCAAGTATAATTTGTTCCCTGTGGTGGAGGGTTCAATGTAGTATAAATTAAATTCTCAGTTTCACCAGTGGGAGGTGATGCTGGAATGTATGGACCAGGAGTGTACTCCTGCGCGAACGCAGGAGCCACTGCTAATAAAAGTAGAGCGAGAAGTCGCTTCATCAGCCACCTACGGAGGCTACTGGAATATCAGTTGATTTTTCTTGCTCTTTCTTTTCCCAAAATTTCCACCACTTCTTCTTGAAGTCTGGACGTTCTTCTTGGTTGCCTGTCCACTCTGTTGTTGCTTCTTTGCCGATTTTACCCATGTATGGGCAAGGTGTTCCAGCCATTTCCATAGCCTTGAACACTCTTTCGTCTTGGCACATTAATGACACAGCAGCAACCTTCATACCCATGTCGTATAGAGTCTTAGATAATTTCAAGCGTTCGCAATTCATATCACGAACTGCCTTACCAGCAGAGACACCGAACACTTGAGTTTGTACAGCGCCAGAAACGCCTGACACACAGACATCTTGGCTGTATGTTGAGATCATTGGAGCGATAGCAGAAGCAGGAGGTGCTTTGATTGTTGTTTCTGTTTTTGTAAAGTTTTCGTTACGATTGATATTCGTATTTGTATTTTCAGTTTTTACATTTGATTGGCTTGTGCTTTCAGACTTGTTAACGTTTTCGTTTTTGTTTACAGCTGTTGATGTGCTTACATTAACATTGTTATTTGTGTTTACGCTAGTGCTATCGTTTTTATTAACATTGGTATTTGTTGAAGTTGAGACGTTGTTGTTATTATTTGTGTTGGTTGAAGTTGATACGTTATTGTTGTTATTCGTATTCACGCTATTTGCATTAATATTTGTGTTGTTTGTGTTATTGTTATTATAAGTCACTTCACCAGATAGGTTGTTATTATTGTTATTTGTGTTCGTAGATGTTGAGGTGTTCACATTGTTATTATTATTTGTATTTGTGCTCACTGATTCATTCGTACTATTATTGTAATTAACGTTCGTATTTGTCGATACGTTGTTATTATTATTTGTAGAAGTGTTAACATTCGTATTTGTGGAAACACTGTTATTATTATTCACGTTGGTATTCGTAGAAACACTGTTGTTATTATTTGTGCTTGTACTGTTCACCGTTGACGTATTCACATTGTTATTGTTATTCGTCGATGTGGTGTTGTTGTTATTATTATATGTCACTTCACCAGACATATTATTGTTGTTGGTGTTGACGTTCGTATTCGTAGACGTCGAATTGTTCGTGTTTACGTTGTTGTTATTATTCGTATTCGTACTTGTAGAAGTCGAATTATTCGTGTTAATATTCGTATTGAGATTCGTATTATTCGTCGTCTCAGTACTGGTATTAACGTTCGTGTTGTTATTCGTGTTTGTATTCGTCGTCGTTGACGTAGTGTTGACATCAGACGTTGAGTTTACAGTTGAAACTGTTGTGGTTTGCGCGAATGCTGCTCCAGAAAGGAGCATTAGACCTAAAGCTGCTATTATCTTTTTCATTGTACCCTCTGATTGTTATAATAACAAAACAATCAACAAGGACAATAATTTAAATTCACTCTTTATAATTAACTGTATTTAGTTATTATTTGTCTTTAAACTGCGCAGTAGGTGCTGTAAAGTTGGCTGTGTAACGAGCATATCCTTTGGTGATGCGAAGGTCGTCGATGTAGCCATAACTTGCAAATGTAGCAGATAATAACCCACCTGGACCAATATTAAGATTACCAGCAGACGCTAAAATGGTATTTGTATATGTGCCTTGCGTTACTTGAGTCCCATCAACAAAAACTTTTACGTTATTGCTTCCAGATCCACTTCTTGAGATTGCAAAATGGTACCAGTCTGCTTTACTTATTGCTGCGGAAATATCCGTTTGTCCGTTTGATCTCCAGCGAATTTCTGATGTTGTCAATCCAATCAAAAAACCATTGGTTTCGTTCACACCCTGCACAATAAAAAAGTCTTCGCCTCCCGCAATTGAAGGTTTTACCCAACCTTCGATAGTGAAATCGCCTTGTAAATCTACTCCTGGCATTTTAACCGATTCGGATATTGATGAGATGAATATACTACCAGTCCCATACTTGTACTGCGCAGTGCTTACTTTTGCGCCACCAACACACTCAAGAACATTCTTCGCTGTTTGATCGAAGATCTGTGCATTGGTGAAATTACAGAGTAGTGATGTGTTGGCGATATTTGTGAGTGGAGCTGTTGGTACAGTAATTGACGCATTACCTACACCGTATACATCGGTGCCTTTGACGAGGCGAAAGTTAGTAAGGTATCCACCAACTGCATATCCGTCGGAAGCCGCGCCAAAGTTAATTCCGTTTTGCCCCGCACTAGTCGGGGAAACTGTGTTTGTTGCAACGCGAGTGCCGTTAATCCAAATGGCAAGGCTGTTTGATCCGTTCCAGCCAATCGCAATGTGATACCATTGCCCACGAGTGGGAGCCCACGTATAGGTGGTTTCATTGGTGCTTGTTCCGCGTTGTTGCCAATACAACGTTCCACCAGAATACAAAAGGTTTGCATAACCTGTTGTTCCGGAACCGTTCAAGCCAAACATAATTGTTACTGAAGGCGCGGTAGTAAAGTACACCCACATTTCAAACGTGTATGCACTTGCACTAACATCAAATGCAGCATTACTCGCTGCCGTCAAATAATCCCCACTCCCATCAAAATACCCACTACCGCCAACATTTGCTGTTGAATATGCTGCTGTTGGAGCAAATGGAGACCATGCTTGAATAGAAACATCACCATTACGAGTAATCGTAAATGCATTCGTAGAGTTATCAATAAATCGATTTGATTGGAGAGTAAGTAATGATGTATTAGAAATAGCAGTTAATGCAGCAGTAGGTGGAGTAAATGCAGATGTATAAACTGCACTACCCTTTACCATGCGGAAGTTAGATATATAACCTGTAAAAGTATAACCTAAATTTGTAGGATCGCCGCCTATTCCCAAAGACGCGGTACTGTTTAAGTTCACGGAATTTGTAACCGAGCCCGTTGATACTCCATTTCTGTATAATACAAGTGATGTACCGCTTCTAACTACAGCTATATGATACCAATTATTAGGAGAATATGTTCCCGAAGATTCTGTTATCACTAAAGAACCATTGACCCAAAGTTCTATTCTTCCACTGGTAGAAAGTGTTTGCATTAAAATAGCACCTGAATCAGTAAACCCCTTTCCAAATACAGTTGCTACCCCAGTACTTGTTGGTTGCATCCAAAATTCAATAGTAAAATCACCACTTCCCATTCTTAAAGCAGCATTGTCAGCAACTGTTAAGTAATCCCCAGTCCCATCAAAATATGCACTCCATCCAGTCTGACTGAACGGACTAAATGTCCCTTGAGTCGCATTACCATTTCGAGTAATTGTAAAATTATTATTCGAAGAATCTAAGAAAGAATGATTATTTCCATTATTTGTTCCATCAGCATGAATCAATAGAACGTTATTTGCAAACAATACACCTTCGCCAGTTGTTACAGTAACGCTGAATGCTCTTGATGATGATTGATTTTGCGCATCAGAAACATCAACAGTAAAATTGTATGTCGTTTCTGATGCTGGCGGTGAACTCATTGTTCCGCTGATGACGCCATTAGAAGCGAGAGAAATACCACTAGGTAGTGAACTTCCTGCTGCAAGAGCGTATGTGAGTGGAGTATCACCAGTCGCAGAAAGGGAAATGCTCCAAGCAGCAGCTGCGTCTTGAGTAGTCAACGTTGCTCCTGTGACCCATGTTGGCTCACCAGAAATTTGTAATCCAGGAACTAGAATTGCTGTTGCACCATCGTCTGGATTTGTGACATAAAGAGGATAGGTTGCAGCAGAAAGAGCAGGAGTTGTAAACCCTACGTTACTTGCGCTGATATATGTCACAGATGGGACAGAAGCATTGTTTACATAAACAGCAACATTCGAATCAAATCCGCTACCATTAATATAAATGGTTTGTCCACCAACAGTGTTCGCTGCAGTATCATCACCAGGATAAATCAAACTTTTTATTTTTGGTCCACCACCAGCAGCAATAGAGTCACTGAGCCCAGTCGCAAATTGTGTTGTAGTAATTGTACCACTAGCGATTGATTTACTACCGTCTAATTTTCCTGGCATTGTATTCTCTTATTAGTATACTGTGACTGACAAACCTGGAACTTTAACAGCAAACCCACCATCTGTGTTTATAACATACACAGCATAATTCGCGGCTGGTAATGCAGGTGTTGTAAATTGTAGATTGCTTGCACTTATATAACTCATCGCTGGGACCGCAGCATTATTAACATAAACATTCGAATTCGCATAAAACCCTGAGCCTGTTAAATATATTGTCTGTCCACCATTCGAGTTCGCGCTAGTATTTGCCCCAGGATATATAATTGTTTTTATTTTTGGACCACTACCAGCAACGATAGTGTCGCTCAATGCTGTTGTAAGTTGTGTTGAAGTAATCGTATTATTTGCAAACGCCTTACTTCCGTCTAACTTACCAGGCATTAATCAACCTCAAGGTGTTGGTTCTGGTGCTGGTACTACAACCCAAGACAATGTTTCTTCATTCCATGAATATGATTGTCCATCGGTTGGCATCGCAACTGGCGCTTCCCATGAACAACTTGTTTCATTTAATACCCAAGAAGCATGTGGTTTTGGTGGAATGAATGCATTGCGCGTAGCATCAAAAGTATATCCGTTACCAGCATAATGCTTACGAAAATTTGCATTGTAACTTGTTTGCTTCCAAGTACCGCCAAATAATCTTTCACAAAATGCAGCGCCAATGTATTCTTTCTCTACGCCATTTGCGTCAGAGGTATCCTTGTTGCCAACAACAATAACTTCTGTAACTATATTATTTTCGTCTAATTTTGCAAAATGTGCCATTAAACTTTATCTCCTAATATCAATTCCGTTAAATTTTCATTTAATCCACATGTACCCTTAAAGAAGGTATTAAATGCCAAACTAATTCTTGTATTCTCAGCCTCAACAGTTTGAACCATATGAGTCAATGAGGAAGGAAATACAACCATCTTTTTAGTTGCAACTTCAAACCACCAAGAATCAGAGTTCGACAAATTCCATTCTTTTGGTTCAAATTTAATTTGACTATATCCTTCTTTAAAAAAATAAATTTTATCTTTCGTCGGATCAGCCTCTATATAAAACACACCAGATAAAAAACTATTTGGATGCGCATGTTTATGATGATATTGACCCTTCTCACTAAAATTCAACCAAGACTGAGTTACATACAATTCTACGTCAGTTTTTGGTGCATAAATTTGTTGAAAATATGTATTAACAGAATCCTCAATAAATTTATTCAATCCCTTCAACTGTTTTTTTCGTAAAATATAATTATCTACACTCGTTGTATTTCCCTGGTTTGGTCTTTTTTCCTGCTTTAGAACAAAATCAATTTCTGCTTTAGTCAATTCACGATCTAGTTCAAACATTCCAACTGTCGTTGGAAAAATATTATATAAATTCACGCAGCACTCTCCTCTATCATTTTAGCGTACACACCAATTTCTTCTAATTGCTCTTTAGTCCAAATAGTATTTATAGAATCTTCAAAATCTTTAATTTTTTGCATTGTTTCTTCAACTTCTTCTACCGAAGGTTTTGGTCTTTCGTCATCCCAACGTGTAAACCCAACACCACCAGTCCATTCCCATTTTGCTCCTGGGCGAAGAAGTTCTATCGCACCATTAATACCATAAAATCTATAAATTTTTGCTATATTTTCCATAATATTCACCTTTATTAATTATTCAACATATGCAACCCATTTATTTATTGGGCAACTTTCTGCAGCATCTCTTGTTTTCATTAGAAGTAAATGATCATTTATTTTACAAACTAAATCTGGGTTTCTAATCTCAGAGTGCTCACATGTTCTACATGTATCATATCTTTGAAATTGTACATTTGCTGGTGATAGTGTGATCATGAGAAATTCCTGTTAAATGATAGTCATGTATACTCTTGAGATGCCATTGGCGCTTGGAGTTCCTGTATTGCCAGCATCACCTCTGTTTGGATCTGAGCTGTTTCCTACGGTGGTTCCTGAACCAGAAAAATGAGTTACTGCGGTTGCACGACTTAAATTTGTTGTGTTACTGCTGGATCCACCACCACCACCTCCGCCAGCGATACAACATAGCATTCCCCCACCGCCGCCGCCGTAGTATCCACCACCGCCACCGCCACCAGTACCATTGGTGTATGTTCCACCAGAACCACCGAATAATGCTGCACCTGCAGTTCCTGTGCCTGCAGGTGCTGTGCCTGGACCAGCGCCACCACCACCCGCTTGTGATCCACCGCCTGCAGTGGTGCCTGGGTATCCACTGCTTGATTGTCCACTTGGATATCCACCAGCACCACCAGTGGCTCCTCTTCCACCAGTGTCGTAAGCAGCACCGCCACCGCCACCTGCTATAAGAATTGTATTTGCATGAACAACGGTGCTTCCATGAAATATGCCAGCATAGTTTCCACCCTCACCTGATGCTCCAGCTTGACCGCCAGTATTACCACCACCAAAGTGAACGTTAATTGTCTGGTCTACTGTAAATATGAGTGTTGCCATTAACGCAGCACCAGCACCACCAACATAGTCGACTGTGTTAGATCCACCAGCACCCCACATTTTTACGTTAACATTAAACGATTTTTGTGGCGTTAGCACATAACTTCCGTTACTTGAACTGATGTTTAATGCTCCGTCAACATTAAAGTCCCATGTGGTTTTTCCTTCGAATGCTGGGCTAATTGACACAGAATTTGCAGTTACAGCAGCTCCTGGCCAATTGCTTGTTTGTCGACCAAATCGAAAATCTTCAACGCTGAATACTCTTCCAGTTGTTGATATTGTTACTGGAGTTTGATTTGCGCCGATAATATTAAAATTATTTCTAATTCTCATAGTTAGGAAATTGTCTCATAACTTGCTGTAATTGTTACAGACGCATTTGCACTGACATTTGCCTGCAGCACATCACCTTCTAGCATATAGATAGACATATCCTTTGCTAAAAGAACCAATGCTGAGGTTGCTGGAATACTAACATTGCCGCCCAAAAAATATTTTGTAGAACTTCTGTCTACGACAACATTTGCCAATACTGTACTAGCAGAATAGTTGCTCAATATAATATTATTTAATTTATGCACAGTTCCACTTGCCGCGCTGTTGGTAAGCACATTCGTTGTTGCAGTGGTAAGATTATTTAATGCTGTATTGCCGTAAATTGATGCTACAGCCACTATATTAGGATTAGCCATTTTATCCTCCGAAGACAATAGACATTGCTATTGCTTTTCCTGTTGTTACTGTTACTGTTGCATTTGATCCTGCTGCTGTATACACATCGATCACTGAATTAGCATCTGGAGCAGATGTAAACGAAAGAGTTGTATATGATACATTGTATTCATTATTTCTTTGTAAAACTCTATCTACATAAACAGAGCAATGATCTTCATTTATCGGGATTACAGTCAGTATAAAGTTTGTATTCGATCCATCACCAACAAATGAGTCTCTTGTAATTCCAAGATTTACCGTTCCATCTACGACGTAAATAGACCACGCATTTGCAGCTGAATTGTATTTCCACGTACGATTGTTGTAGGAATACGTTTCATTGTTGACTGGTGAATTTGGAAAATTAATTGGCATTTTCTAATGCGCCTCTGTGTATTGTTGTATTTATTTTACGCATTAAGTTTAATTATAACAACACCTGAGCCACCAGCGCCACCACTTACAGATACAGTTGGAGCGTTATAAGGATAACCTCCTCCACCTCCTCCGCTACCTGTATTTACAGTACCAGTTCCAGCAGCGGTTGGTGAAGTTGATCCAGCACCACCACCGCCGCTGCCTCCAGCACCTGTGCTAAATGGTCCGCAACATCCAGGACCTGTGTTCCATCCGCCGCCTCCGCCACCTCCTGCGCGAGTTACCGATGTTCCTGTAATTGTTGATGCTGCTCCAGCACCACCATTTCCAGAAAAACCACCATACTGACCACTTACTCCACCATCACCACCAACAGCACTTGCGCCGCCACCGCCAGCACCTTGCGTAAAACCGTCCTGATAGCCAGGAGAACCACCACCTCTAAATCCTTGAGCTGGTGATGTTGATGGAACATTCCCTAAACCATAAGTCGCGCCAGTTCCACCACCACCAGAACCTCCATCTCTTCCAGCGGTATTGGCTCTTCCGCCACCACCGCCACCACCAGCAGAAGTTATAGTATCAAAAATAGAACTGCTGCCATTGGCGCCTCTGCCGTTATCAGCAAATCCAGGCGAACCTGCTCCACCAGCACCACCAGCACCAACTGTAATCGTGTAGGTATTGCCAGCAGTTATTGGATATGATGTTCCTGTTCTATATCCGCCAGCACCACCACCACCGCCAGAACCAGATCCGCCACCGCCGCCACCGCCGATAACTAGATAATCGACAGAAGTAAAGCCTGTTGGACAAATCCATTCTGCTGTTGAACTGAAGATTTGGACTTGACCAGTTTCAATTGGTATACCATATTTTAGAATGACAACACCAGAACCGCCAGCTGCTCCTGCTCCAATTGGTTGGCCATCATTATTGCCGCCTCCGCCTCCGCCACCACCTAGATTGGCTGTTCCAACGGTTGCCACAGTCCCTGGATAAACTCCACCATTTCCGCCACCGCCTGTGCCGCCAGGACCAGGACTATTAGCACCGCCACCGCCACCGCCAGCATAAGTTGTTGACGTTCCTGTAATCGAAGAAGCAGATCCATTACCACCACCTTGAGCAGTAGCAGCAGCACCAGCTCCTCCTCCTCCACCACCATAATATGGTGCACCGCTTGCGCCAGAAGCACCATTGTTTCCTTGTGATGGTGATGTTGATGGGGTGTTACCTGCGCCACCTGATCCACCATTAAATTTGCCACCACCACCAGAACCTCCACTTAGACCAGGTATACCCTGTGTGGATCCGCTCGCGCCACCGCCACCGCCACCACCTGCAGAAGTAACTGATGGGAAAATAGAACTTGATCCGTTTGATCCTGAAGTGCTAGAACTACCTGCTCCACCAGCACCTACTGTAATTGTATATGTTGTTCCAGCAGTAACTAATAAACCTGTTCCTGTTCTAAATCCACCAGCACCGCCACCACCACTTCCACCAGAATTTGGTCCTGCATTTCCACCACCACCGCCACCACCGATAACTAGATAATCAACAGAAATAACACCTGTTGGACAAACCCATGTTCCAGATTCTTTAAAGGTAACAATAACAGTACGGCGCAACGATGCATCGCTGATAAAATTATAATGACGCATCTCATTAATGTCATGTAAAGACCAAATACCAACTGTGTTGGCAGGAGTTTCGCTTTTTAAATTTCTTTTTCCGAGGAAAATTGTATTATTCATAACTCTTTAACTTGTATTAAGTTATTTGTAGTAAACTGATTGTAACATCAATATGGCTGTTTGCTGATGCAAGTCCAGAAATATAGTCTCCTGCTTCAAGAACAAGTTTTCCAGTGAGAAATGTCGTGGCAGAATCTGCAGGAACAGGAACTGTTCTTGTTAGATACTTCTTAGTTGCTGCGCTGCTGTCTGTTGCGAACATCGTTATATCTGCAGAGTTAGCACCATCGCTATTCGCTGCTTGACTCAATATGAGTATAGATGTTGTATTTGCTGGTGACACATAGACGTTTGCTTCCGCAGTCGTCAATGTTTGATTCACCATTTTAAATGTTTCTGCCATTTTATTCTCCGATTATGATATGGCGATTACTAAACCTAACGATACTCCGCCAGTGCCACTCGCGCCTTGTACGCCAAGAGTACCTTGTGAGCCTACAGTTCCTTGGATTCCTTGGCTTCCAATAGTGCCTTGCGCACCTGATCCAATAGTGCCTTGCACACCTTGAGGACCAGTAACGCCCTGGAGTCCTGGTGGACCAAGTTCTATCCATTGATCACTGTCGCCATCATTGATATACTTATACAATGCTCCAGTATCAGGATTAAACCATTCATCACCAACAGCTGGAGAAACTGGAGCAGTATTTGTAGACGCAAATCCAGTTGATCCTATCGTTTGAATAATCCAGGCGCCAGACGCTGAATTATAAACCCATGAACGACCACCATACGAATAAGTTTGATTATTTGTTGGTGAATTTGGAAAATTAATTGGCATAGTTTATTTTATCTCTAAAATTTTAGATATTTATTTTACGCATTAAGTTTAATTATAACGACACCAGAACCGCCAGAAGCGCCATTTGTAGAGTTACCTCCACCGCCACCTCCTCCACCGAGATTAGCAGTTCCAGATGTTGCTGCAATTGAAGATGATCCATTACCTCCACCACCAGAGCCACCAGTTCCAACAGTAGCTGGAGCAGCTGCAACAACACCACCACCACCTCCACCAGCATAGGTCACTGATGTGCCAGAAAGAGATGATGCAGTTCCAGTTCCGCCATTACCTCCTGCAGAATTAGTTCCATTTGAACCAACAGCACCTGCACCACCACCACCTGCACCACCATAATTAGGCGCATTACCACCTGATCCACCATTATTTCCTTGTGATGGTGATGTTGATGGTGTGTTGCCAGTGCCTGCATTTGATCTATTTGCTCCTCCTCCACCTGATCCACCACTTGCTCCTGCTGCAGGTGCATTCGGTAATGCTGGACCATTTGAACCACCACCACCACCGCCATTAGAGGTTATTGTACTAAATGTTGAATTCCCGCCAGAACTTCCTTGCGCTGTTGTTGATGATCCTGCTCCTCCAGCACCTACTGTAATCGTGTAGGTATTGCCAGCAGTAACTGATAAGCCAGTGCCAGTTCTAAATCCACCTGCTCCTCCACCACCAGCACCAGTAAATCCTCCTCCACCACCACCAGCAACAACGAGATAATCAACAGATGTGACACCTTCTGGGCAAATCCATTCGGCTGATGAGTTGAATACTTGTGCACCTGTTCCTGGCATTGTGTATTTAAGAATAACGACACCAGAGCCGCCAGCAGCACCAGCGTTCGCAATATTGCCGCCACCACCACCGCCACCACCTAAATTGGCTGTTCCTGCTGTTCCTGTGCTGCCGCTACCAGCACCGCCGCCACCAGAGCCACCTGCACCACCAGTACTATTTCCACCACCACCACCACCTCCTGCGCGAGTTACTGCCGTTCCTGTAATGGTTGATGATGCTCCAGCACCACCAGCACCACCAGCAGCATTTGGTGCATTTCCACCAACAGCCCCTGCGCCTCCGCCTCCACCGCCACCAAATCCTGGTCCGCCTGGTGCTGGTGAACCATTTCCTCCAGCATTTCCTTGTGATGGTGATGTTGATGGAGTATTTCCTGGATATCCGAAACCAGATGGTCGACCACCACCGCCTGATCCACCAGCAGCAGCATCTCCAGTTGGATATCTGCCTCCACCACCACCACCATTTGATGTTATAGTGCTAAAAATTGTATTTCCGCCAGGAAATCCAATAGTACCGCTCGGAGCAACGCCAGTTCCACCAGCACCACCAGCACCTACTGTAACTGTGTAAGTGTTTCCAGCAGTGACTGATAGACCTGTTCCTGTTCTGTAACCACCTGCTCCTCCGCCACCCGAAAGAGTACATCCACCTCCAGCTCCACCAGCAATCACAAGATATTCAACTTCAGTGACGCCTGTTGGTGCAGTCCATGAACCAGATTGATTGAATACAAGAACAACAGTTCTAGGTGGCGCCACAAAATTCCATAATGGATTATTGATTCTGCCAGGATTTAATGCATTGTATTTGCCCGTCGGAGAGTATCCGAGAGCAGTTAAAGATGCTAATGAAAAAACTTTAATAGCCATATTAGGTAATTTCTACACCAAAGACGCTAAACGAAACATTACTATTTGCTGAATAAACAGAAACCACATCGGTATTTCCTAAAGAAAGACCAAGAGAAAGAGCAACTGTATCAAGTGCAGTTACAGTTGAATCGTATGCAATATAATGTTGATTTGCTAATGCTGCTCCAGCTGGCTGTACGGCAAGACGATATGTAATATTTGCGTTGTTATTTCTGTTTGTAACTACAATAGAAGAAACAACTGCTTGCGTACTTGCTGGGACAGTGTAAACATTTGCGGTTGTTGCTGCGTTTGGAGCAGATTGACCTAATACTTTATATGTTTGTGGCATTTAAAATTACCTTATTATAAGCCAAGTAAAAATGGATGGAATACTTCAGTGACTGCAGCTCCTTGAACACCCTGAACACCCTGCGCACCTATTGTGCCTTGAACACCTGCGCCTGTTGTTCCAACTTCTGCCCACTGATTGCTGTCTCCATCGCTAATATATTTAAGCAAGACACCAAGATCGGTGTTGAACCATTCATCGCCAGAAGCTGGTGATACTGGAGCAGTGTTTCCAGAAGTAAATGTACCGCCACCACCGCCACCGCCTGTAATTGTAACAGTGACATCATTGTTTGAGTTGCTCGCAGTGACTCCAGCACCAACAAAGTTAATACTTGCAACATTTGTTGTTATATTAGAGCCTTCATCTTTGATTGTAATTGCAGCTGCGCCACCACCGCCACCACCAGAGGCACCTTGAATTCCTTGGATACCTTGTACACCTGTGCCAGTCGCACCTTGAGTGCCTGCTCCAGTGGTTCCTTGTGCTCCAATTGTTCCTTGAGTGCCTGTTGTTCCTTGTGGACCAAGATCAGATATATTAATTGGTCCACCCATTGCTGAGTGATTTTGGCAGACATAATATAATGTGCTAGGTGCATTATATGGAACTGCAAATGTTATTGCTCCAACCTGCGCGCCGCCATTCGTAACACCAGTGCTGTAAGTATTTCCAGCATTGTAAGCACCAGAACTTGTCTGGAACCAGAAAGGATGCCCAGAAGCATTTACATCAAAAATATAAGTAAATCCACGCAACAGATTTAGTGTTGGATTATTTGATCCATCAATTGTGTAAGCACTAGAACCACTGTTTGTAACAGTGTATGTTCTTGCGCCGAGAGCACCTTGTGTGCCTTGCGTTCCAATCGCTCCCTGTGATCCTATTGTTCCCTGCGAGCCTACTGCACCTTGAGTTCCTAATGTTCCTTGAGAACCATTAGTTCCTTGAGTTCCTGTTAGACCTTGTGAACCTACAGCACCTTGAGTTCCTAATGTTCCTTGTGAACCTAATGCGCCTTGCGATCCTATAACACCTTGAGAACCTACAGCACCCTGAGTTCCTAGAGTTCCTTGAGTCCCTAATGTTCCTTGTGAACCAATAACACCTTGTGTTCCTAATGTTCCTTGAGAACCTACAGCACCCTGAGTTCCTAGAGTTCCTTGTGATCCTTCAATTCCTTGAGAACCTATTAGACCTTGTGATCCAACAGTTCCTTGAGTTCCTAATGTTCCTTGTGTTCCACTGGCTCCTTGTGTTCCAGTTGTTCCTTGCGCACCAGTGTCTCCCTTATCACCAGTGCGAACAAATGTAATAATAACGTTTGTTGAGTTTGGTAGTGCGGTTATGCCTGCTGTGTGAGCAATCGGAACGGAGAAATAATTAGGAAGTTCGACATGCAAACCTGTGATATTAAAGAACGCAAATTCAAGAACATTTGCAGTGTTTGCAACTTTAAATGTTCCCTTAATTGAAGAAGTTGAATCATCAATTGTTTGCAAATAATTAAACACATTTGCTGTAGATTGATCAATGAAATCAATAAACAATGCATTTGCTGAAGAGAATGTTGTATTATTAAATTTAAGATTTCCGTTGCCTGGATCTGTGTTTGCAGTGTCAGTTAGATACGCATAATCAAAAGTTGCACCACCGAAGTCACCAGTGTCGCCCTTTACGCCTGTTGTACCTTGTGTTCCAATTAAACCTTGGGATCCAATTGTTCCCTGTGATCCAACTGTTCCTTGAGATCCATCAGTTCCTTGAGTTCCTGTTAGACCTTGTGAACCCACAGTGCCTTGTGAACCATTAGTGCCTTGCGATCCTACTGTTCCTTGCGTTCCTTCAGTTCCTTGAGATCCTGTAGTTCCTTGAGTGCCGTTTGTTCCTTGTGAACCAGTTGCGCCTTGAGATCCTGTTAGACCTTGCGTTCCTTCAGTTCCTTGAGATCCTGTAGTTCCTTGAGTGCCGTTTGTTCCTTGTGAACCTACAGTACCCTGAGAACCTTCAGTACCTTGTGAACCTGTAGTTCCTTGAGATCCTACTGTTCCTTGAGTTCCGTTTGTTCCTTGTGAACCCACAGTGCCCTGCGAGCCTACTGTTCCTTGTGATCCTGTTGTTCCCTGAGATCCTGCAGTACCCTGAGAACCTTCAGTTCCTTGCGAACCAGTGACACCTTGAGATCCAGTTAATCCTTGCGAACCTGTTAGACCTTGTGATCCAATTAAACCCTGCGATCCGTCAGTTCCTTGCGAGCCTGTTGTTCCCTGTGAGCCAGTGACGCCTTGAGATCCAGTTAATCCTTGCGAACCTGTTGTTCCTTGAGTTCCGTTTGTTCCTTGTGTACCTGTTGCTCCTTGCGATCCTACTGTTCCTTGGATTCCAGTATCACCATTTCTTGATATATTAAATCCTGTTAGATCACCATCGTCTATTGCATCAGAAGATATTGAAAGTGTTGTAACTCCAATCTCATAATATCCAGTTTTCTTTGTAATATTATCAACTTGAAGATACCATCTTTCAGTTGCCGCAGAACCACGAAGGCTCAAGAAACCCTTTGGTGTTGCTGATGAGTTGAATACTTGACTTATGAATGGATAAACATTAGCACCAGCAACATCATTATCATCTAACCAAATTTTTGTAATTGCTGATTGTGTGTTAGGATTATCGCAGTGGAATGATTGAGAATCTGGTGCAGTGTCTGTTGTTTTTGCAGTATCAAAGGTGTAGAAGAAGAATCCGCCGACAGCACCAACAGAACCTGTAGTACCTTGTGTACCATCAGTTCCTTGTAAACCTAATGTTCCTTGTGCGCCTGTTAATCCTTGAGATCCAGTTAAACCCTGCGAGCCTACTGTTCCTTGTGATCCTGTTGTTCCCTGTGAACCAGAGACGCCTTGAGATCCTACTGTTCCTTGAGTTCCCTCAGCTCCTTGAGATCCTGTAGCACCTTGAGTTCCATTAGTGCCTTGCGATCCTACTGTTCCTTGTGCGCCATTTGTTCCTTGCGCACCAGTTGTACCTTGTGATCCAGATCCTGTAGTACCTTGTGTACCATCAGTTCCTTGTACGCCACTAGATCCTTGCGAACCAGTCGCACCTTGAACTCCAGTATCACCCTTGTCACCAGTTCGAACAAACGTAATGACAACATTTGTAGAGTCAGGTAATGTTGTTACGCCAACAGTATGAGCAACAGGAATAAAGAAGTAATTTGCAACATGACCATGCAAGCCATTAATATCAAAAAATGCAAACTCAAGAACGTTTGCTGTATTCGCAACTTTAAATGTTCCCTTAATCGTTGATGTTGAATCATCAATCGTTTGGAGATAATTGAAAACGTTTGCAGCACTTTTATCTAGGAAATCAATGTATAATGTTGTTGCTGATGATAGTGTGGTGTTATCAAATTTTAAATTTGCTGTTCCAGGATCTGTGTTTGCTGTATTCGTTAAGTAGATGTAATCGAACGACGCACCACCAAAACTACCAGTGTCGCCCTTTAGACCTGTTGTTCCCTGTATTCCAGTTAGACCTTGGGATCCAATTGTTCCCTGTGATCCAACTGTTCCTTGAGATCCATCAGTTCCTTGTACACCAAGTGTTCCTTGTGAACCAATAACTCCCTGAGAACCATTAAGACCCTGAGATCCAATTGTTCCCTGCGCTCCTAATGTTCCTTGAGATCCTGTTGTTCCTTGAGATCCAATTAAACCTTGCGCACCTTCTGTACCTTGCGAACCAGTAACTCCCTGAGAACCAGTTAATCCTTGAGAACCTGTTAAACCTTGAGATCCAATTGTTCCTTGTAAACCATCTGTTCCCTGCGTACCTGTTGATCCTTGAGAACCAGTTGTTCCTTGTGATCCTGTTGTTCCTGTTGAACCATTTGAACCAGTAAGACCTTGAGATCCAATCGTTCCCTGCGAACCGTCAGTTCCTTGAGTTCCTAATGTTCCTTGAGAACCTGTTAAACCTTGAGATCCAGTGGTTCCTTGTGATCCTATAATACCTTGAGAGCCTATTGTTCCTTGAGCACCTAACGAACCTTGAGTTCCATTAGTACCTTGCGATCCTTCAGCACCTTGAGATCCAGTGACACCCTGAGATCCTGTAGTTCCTTGTGAACCAAGAGTTCCTTGAGTTCCCAGTGCGCCTTGTATACCAGGATTTCCTAGTGTTCCTTGAGTACCAATAACACCTTGAACGCCTTGAGAACCAATTGCTCCTTGCGTCCCTGTCCCAGTTAAACCTTGTATACCAATTAATCCTTGCGTTCCTTCAGTTCCTTGAGATCCAGTAGTTCCTTGGGTTCCGTTTGTTCCTTGTGTACCTGTTAATCCTTGAGAACCAATTGTTCCTTGAGCACCACTTCCTGTAGCACCTTGCGTACCGTCAGTTCCTTGTGTACCTGTTAATCCTTGAGAACCAATTGTTCCTTGAGCGCCACTTCCTGTTGTTCCTTGTGTTCCAAATGTTCCTTGAACACCCTGAACACCTTGCGATCCCAATGTTCCTTGAGGTCCAACAGCACCTTGAGCGCCTATAGCACCTGTTGCACCAGCAAGATTAACTTCCCAATTGTTGAAACTTCCAGAACCACTAGTGGTCGTCACATTAAGACTTAATTCACCAGTTGATTCATTATAATCTGTAACAACACCTTCCATGTAAATACTGGAAGTGTTAGCAACTCTTACTTCTTGAGAAATCGAGTATGCTAGATCTGCTGCGATAGTGAGTAATTTGATACCTTCAGAAATCGACAACGTTGTTGTACTTACAGTTTGATACGTATCTCCAGCTAAACCAATTAATCCTTGAGCACCAAGAGTTCCTTGAGATCCTAAAGTTCCTTGCGATCCTCGAGTTCCTTGAATGCCTTGAGTACCTTGTACTCCGAGGGAACCTTGCGTTCCTTGCGAACCTTGTGTTCCAGTTAAACCTTGGGATCCTTCTGTTCCTTGAGATCCTATTGTTCCCTGCGCACCTGTTGATCCTTGTACACCAAATGCGCCTTGAGATCCAGTAACACCCTGAGATCCTGTAGTTCCTTGTGAACCTCCAGTTCCTCCAGTTCCTTGCGATCCTGTGTTTCCTTGAGTTCCTGTTAATCCTTGTGAACCTGTAGTTCCCTGTGATCCAGTTGTTCCTTGATTACCAATCGCGCCTTGGGAACCTGTTGTTCCTTGCGTCCCATCAACGCCTTGAGAACCAATAGTTCCTTGAGCACCAAGAGTTCCTTGAGTGCCATTTGCGCCTTGCGTTCCACTAGCACCTTGAGAACCAATAGTTCCTTGAGCACCAAGAGTTCCCTGCGCTCCTAATGTTCCTTGAGATCCTGTTGTTCCTTGTGGACCACCTGATGGACCTTGTAAACCTGTAGATCCTTGTGGACCTGTTGTTCCTTGTGTTCCAACTTTAATGAGAAGTGAAGTAGCAGCCCATGTATCAAGAGTGCTAGTCGTAAATAATGCTTGATTATATCTTAGATAAACACCACTATATGTTTTTGCTCCTGCTGGAACAGAAATTTCTTTGAGCGTCCAAGTATTTCCAGTTTGATCAGCAACAGCAGATGTGTGCATTGTTGTCCATGTATTACCATCTGCGGAATACTGAACTAGGAAATCTTCATTTACATCAGGTGATTCACCCCAATTACCATCCAATCCAGCATTAACATAATAGTACGCATAATCAACGAACACCAAGAAAACTTTATTCTTAGTAGTAACTGTTCTGTTTGATATTCCATCAAATTTTATAATTGATGCGGAACTTGGAACAACTGCTGTGGTACTTAAACCTGAGACTGAATTTACTGTGGTTACAGTTGCGCCAGAGCCAACATTTAATGTTGTTTCTGCGCTGAGGTCAAGTAACGCATAACCTGTTGTACCAGTAAATCCTTGTGTACCTTGTACACCTTGTGCTCCACTTCCTGTTGATCCTTGCACACCGAAAGGACCTTGTGTACCTGTTGCGCCTTGTGTACCTGTTGGACCTTGGAAAGTGCCCATGTCGACATACAATCCTTCTCCTGTATATGCATACAAATGTGGAGTAGGAATGCCGTCTAGTACAACATATGAATCACCAATATTTGGTGTTGGTGAAAGTGGTAGATTGGTGTTTGTAGAAACTGATCCTTTTAGAATCAATGTACCTGCTGAAACACCACCGATCGTTGATCCTGCTGGCAAACTAATTGCTGTGCCATCAGAGGACATTGAAACGCCACCGAGATTGATTGTTGTACCAGAAAGATACAAGTCTCTCCATCGGTGCGTAGGACTACCCAAGTCGTAAACTTCATTCAATGATGGGACGAGATTACCAGCAACATTTGATGTTACTCTCAATACACTCGCATTAAGAGTTGCAACGTTTGCTGATGTTGCATTTATTGTTGCGACATTCGTAATAGCAAAATTATTTGCGTCTAGATTTGCTGTGAGTGAACCACCAGTTAATATTCCACCACCAATCGCACCCTGAATACCAGCTAAACCTTGAGAGCCTGTTGCTCCTTGTACACTGGCGCCAGTTGTTCCTTGTGCGCCTAATGCTCCTTGAGCACCTAGTATTTGACCTGCGTTAATATATCCGCTTTGTGTTGATGAATAGATATAAAGATTGCTGTCTTCAATAACAATATATCCATCACCATCATTCGCAGAAGGTGGTAGATCTGAAATTAGGCTGACTGTTCCTGCAACTTGTAATCCGCTGCCAGTATTACCCCTGACACCTTGTATTCCTTGTATTCCAGTGCCAGTCGTTCCTTGACTACCCTGCACACCTTGCGAGCCATCTTCTCCAATATGACCTTGTGCGCCTGTAGCACCTTGCGCACCACTTGGACCAGTGGCACCAACTGTTAACGAAACAAGTCTATTTTGGCTATTATTTGTAATCTTCATCTATTATTATGCTACCTTATCTAGTAACTTGTGGCGTTACAGTGACAATTCCTTCCAAGATACGGTTTGTGGTTCCGCTTTGCAACATCTTTAAATCAAACAAATATCTTCCAGCTTTAATATTAGCAGTGTTAGCAGCATCAATACCTAAAATTATATCGCCATTGGCTGAATTCGCTTTTGTAACAGTTATATTAGCGGTTATATTTGACGAAAAGTATGATTTGCGGATTTGGCATGTGAATATGGCATTAGCCACGTTCATCGCAGAACCGTCGTCATTTGCTAGAGTAAGGTCAGAAGAAAACGTGGTTCCCTGATCTAAAGTTATTTCTGCATATGCCATTTAAACTTCTCTTTATATTACAATATTTAGGGTTGTTGTTAGTTTACTGCATAAAAAACCGCATTTTGTATTATTTATATTAACAAAATTCCTAGTAAATCTCACGCCACTGCAAGGCTGCACCGACTGATGCAGTTTGATTTCCTGCTGTGGTAATTGTTCTAACTACGACTACATAAACTTCTGAATCTGTTGAGTCGAAATTCTGAACAATGATATTTTTCTTTGCCGCAGTCAATGCGCCTGATGCAACTGGAGAAAGGGAGTTCTGAGATGCGCCAGCAGGTACAAATCCTGTAGCAAATGACTCACCATTAGTAATGGTATCTGCATTGATACAGTACTCAACACCGCTTGATGGTGAAGCAGAAGTCCAAACAAGAGCACCAGTAAGATTAGCCAAATATGATGTATTTGCAAGTTTACGCACTTCGTAAACGATACTATTTGTTTCAGCATGCAGAGCAATTTGATTTAAACGAACGCTGATTCGATTTGGAAATCCTTGGAAAGCATTTTTAAGTCGAATTGCAACTAATGGAAGTTCAGTAGCCGAAGGTGTTCTTGTTGAACGATTATTTGCAGTGATTGCAAAATCAATACCTGATTCAATATAACCGCCTTCGCTGGCGACAGTAGAACAAATCTGTTCCATCGACCCACCAGTTCCTGCTCCAGTATTGCGAATCTCGCATCGAACTGGAAGGTTTGGATTTGCGATATAAACCTCATCAAGAACATTTGAATGAAGGTACTCATGAGCAATAATTACTTTACCATTATGAACAAATCCGCAACGAACACGACCAACACCAAGCCACTGAAAGTCTGTATAGGTTAATTGAGTTTTGGTGATGTCTAGATTAAATCCGCTCAATCCTGTTCCATCACATTTATCAACATTCCAATCTGATTGTGGAACACGACGCTGGTAAGTATACGGTGCGCCATTAATTGTTGTAACTACATTGGCTTCATTTGCTGTATTGCCAGTATATGAACGAATAACCCAGTTGAGCGTCTGTGTCGTATTTGCGACTAGATTTCCATTTGCTGTATCACTTCCCACTTGTTCGAAGTAGATACCATCTCGATCATCGAAATATCCAGTCCTTTTCGTTACATTTCGATCTGGTGCACCAAAATTGAAAGAAGAAAAGATTAATTGACTCTTTCCTGGTTGATAATGGTGATAGAATTTAGTTTGGTGAATTGCATAAGCAGAAGAATTACTATTTGTAGAGAGTGTTGCTTGTGCTTTATTTTGTTCAAATGTAACTGAGCCATTTGAAGTGACATCCAAAAAGTTTGGATCGATTGCAAAGAGATGTTTATAATCACCGAGTGTGAACAACTCAGAAACACGAGTACGACCAAACGCATCTGGTGAAATACCTTTGACTTCTAATCCGTCACCAACGGCTGTTACGGGAAACGGATTACTTGTCGCAACAATCGCATTTGCGTTTAGAACATTTACATTTTTATTATACAGATAAGTCATTAGATAATTCTCCAAGAATCTCCGCGATATAACATGTGAACTGCACCGTTATTAATCGCAAGAATAAATCCGTTTGCGTCGTTATCGACTTTTGCAGTCACTGTGATATTATGAGTCTCGCAGTTTCCAGATTCATCTTTGATTACTACTTCTCGACCAGAAGAAATTCCTGCAGGAATCGTAATCGTAACAGGACCAGCATAATTAATACCTATGTAATAATCTGAATCGATTACTGTGTATGTATTTGTGGTGACGAGTGTTGTGTTGTGGATAATTTCGAATGGATTAATTTCATCCATTACGAACCATCCATCTTGATACTTCATATATCGACCGTTAGCAACGGTTGATTTATCTAGATCGTCTTGATCAATAATTCGAACAGCACCTGTTCCACCACCACCCCATGATAATGTTGAGATTTTTTGCATCATCTCAGCAATGGTGCGCCGCATTCCTTCTAATTCTTTATCTCTATATACAAAATTATTTGCGTTTGCCTTCTTTGTATCAAGAACATTAATAACCTGTTGAACAAGTTCTTCTTTTGGTAAAACCTCAACTGCTGGTGGAGCAGGAGGTGGTGGGTCTGCTTCTTTTATTAGAACAACTTCTTGTGGTGGTTCTTTTTCTTCTTTAATTTCCTCTTTAAATAAAACCTTGGCAAATTCTTCTTCTCGACGAATCGACTCAACCAGTTCTTGGTCAACTGGTTGACCGAACGTCTTCATCATTTTGACGAGAAGTTTTTTCTCCTCAAGAGTTTTCATTTCACACCACGAAGCCAGGTTTATACACTGTCTTTCCGCTCACGCTCACTGCTGTTAAAATTTGTTTACGATTCTTTCCCTCTGAATAAGAAGCATGGACCCATCCAGAATTTGGACCTTCTTTTGGGTCATAGAATTCTAGTATGATTTGATCAAACTCGCAATTATCTGCTACCCATTTTGCGAGGGTTGGATTTGCGAGTCCGTCGATTTCAAAGTCCACTGCTTCGCCGTTACAATGCTGAGACTTACTAGACCCACCCACAGCAGAGTTAAGGGCAGCACCACGATACCCAGAATTAATGCGGACAGGCTTGCCAAAATGTTTACGCACAGGTTCAAGAATCTTTTCACAGACTTTTTGTAGGTTTGATGCATGGGCTGGTCCTGGTGTATTATCAATTCGCTTTCTAATTGCGGTTTCTGATTTTGTAAATTCATTCAACTTAAAGTGTTCAGACAATTGCATGTCTGGTGTCACAGAACTAATTGCAGGAGCAGGTTTTGCGACTACGTTTGCGACTGGTGCTGCTGCTGGTGCAGCGCTTGTTGCCCAGCCAATGTATTTCTTCGTCTTATCCGAGCGATCCGCCAAGCCGTGAGTACCACCATTAATTTTCTTAGTAAGGGATAATATCGCAGCATCTGTCACTCCTTGATCGCAGATTGCCCATAGTTTATTTCGTTCGAAGAAAAACATTGCAGACTCAAATGCTAACTCTGTGGCAACAAGGTCTGGATTGCTCATTACATCTGGACGCTTACAATAATCAGCAAATGCTTTATAATTGTCGCGACCAGTCAATTGAAGCGCACCACGTCCGCGATATCTCCAACCATCACCAGAAGACTCTGGTCCATTACCCATACGTGATGCATAAACACGATTGGCAATCGCTTCTGGTTTTCTTTCATATTTTGCTGCTGTTGCTGCATCTGGAAAATACTTCTTAAAGATTCCCATCAAACCTTTTGCATTATAGTTTAAATTCTCAGAGAATGCTTTAAACCCACCTGTTTCGTGGGCTGTCTGAGCAAAGAAGTGAGCAGCGCGCACGGGGGACAGTTTATAAAATGCCATTGCGGCTTTAAACGTTCCTGGACCCCATGCGCCGTCTGCTGGAATTCCAATTTTTGTCTGTAGACTTTTAAGACTCATGACTCACCTCAAGCAATGTGATCGTCAACCTCATCAACAACGTCCTTTACAGGCTCTGGAAGTAGATCTTCTGCCTTGGTTCTTCTGGTGTTGGTGCTTTAGGCTCTTCTGTTTTCTTGTCATCCTTACCAAGCATAATGCCTGATAGAATACCAGTTAAGAAGGTTGCGATTGGTGTGATAAGTTCGAAGAACTTTGCATCATTAGGTGACTGCTGCATTGGCTGCGTCACGAAGATGAGTGAGTATAGAACTACGAACACAATTCCTGTAAGTGTGAAAGCAAGAGAAAGACCGACTGTAAACTTTAATCGCGCCATCAATTCACTTTCTGTATAGCGTGGACCTTTAAACATAATTATTCTCCTGTATTATTAATTTCTGCTTCTGGAGCAGGGGTTTCTTCAACTTGTGACTCAACTGTTTGTTTCGGCGGCAATCCATTTAAACTATCATAACACATTCCATCACCTTCACAGGCTGGACGATTACATTCTTCTTTGTCCTTATTTGCAGGATCTTGACATGGATATCTATATGTATCTTCACACGCAATTAGCGTTAATGACAAAGCAAGTAAAAACATTGCCTTTTTCATTTCATTTCTTCCCGTATTTTAAATACACCATTGCGCCTGTCATCTCATCCTCAATAATAATTGGCGCGTCTCTATTTTCTTTTGCATATTGGCGGATGGCTTCGCCGATTTCATCTCGACCAACATAACTCGAATAATGCTCAAACTTCTTTTTACCAAGTTTGGCTTTATTAAATGCATCTGAAGAAACAACAAAGACCTCTTTTCCAGCAAACTTTTTACGGCGAAGCATACTACCCTTTGTTGTTATACCCTTTGGAACTGGTGGAATGTCTGGTTCAAGACCAGCAACCTGTCCACTTCCAACAGTGTTTACAATTTCTTCTTTAATTTGTTTAATTTTTTTCATTTGACTTGTAATCAGTTGTATGTTATAATAACTATGTCCAGTTTTAAGGATTATATTTCTTTTAGAATATTTACAAGATTATCATCTAACATTATATCACTAGATCTAATATCTTTTCCTCTCACACTCTTTACAATTTCAGGCATTGCTGATGTAAACGCTAACAAAGTTTTTAATGCTCCATAATCTCTTTCATGTATTTTTAAAAACAATATTCTTGTACTACCTTCAATCCCAAAAACATTTTGACATAATATTAAATGATTTAAAATTAATCTTTCTTTTATTTTACCACTAATTCTGTATTTGTGTAATAAACGTTTAACGTACCTAAATGCTCTGTAATCTTCTGCGAATTCGCTTTGTATACAGTTAGGTTTATCATAGCACTTGATTGCATATAACAAAACATTTGAATCGTTTAAATCATCATAATACATAAATTATTAATATTCGCTAGTGTCGCCTGAGTCATCGTTTCTTTTTGCATACCATGTTGATGGGCGGAATTCTATTTCTTCGCGATCTCCTAAAATATCTTCAGAATCCATGCTCAATAAATCTTGTAATTCATCGTCTGAAACTATTTGGGCATAACCATCTACAAATCCATCTTCATTTGTATCATACACAATGTATAGATTATATGGAGATGTTCCAAGTATGTATACTAACTCTGCCCCCAAATCCAAAAAATTATTTGTTGCAGATTGAGGCAGCGGGAATCCATACCTTTCAGTAAATCCACGCAATTGAGTTAAAAACAATGGAGCGTTTTGATATGGCTTTTCAGTCAACTTATCTAACTCTGCATTGATATCGTCCATATTTTGTGCAATATTGCGACTATCAACTTCAATAACATCGTTATATTGTTCTGTTAAAAATTGATTAAAGGTTTGCATTTTTCTCACCTTCTATTTCTGGTTTCATATTTACTTTATTTTTCTTTCCTTTAACAATGTCTAAAGTTTTTTGAGCGACGGAGGCACTTTTTTCCTGCTCACGTTCTTTTTTAGCAGCAAGAGTTCCTGCTTGTTTCTTTCCCTTATTCTGGGCTTTTGTTTGTGCATCGAATTTTGCTTGAGCAGCCTTCACATATGGTTTCATTTCTTCTGATTTAACAGAGACACCAGCCTTTGGATTTCCGTATGCTTTTTGTCTTTGTTTAGCAAGATCTTGTTTTGCTTTTAACTTTTTGGCTAATGGTGGATCAGCACGAAGCATCCAACCTGGACTGAGAGATTTTTTTACTTCATCAACTTGTTCGACTTCTTCGTTCATTTCGCCTTCCATATAGTTAGATGCTGTTAGAATATAATCTTCAGCAAGAGTAATTTTGCTCTGTACCCATTCTGGAAGATTAGACTCAGGTTTAAGCATGTCGTGCATTCTTTTAGCATTAGCGATAATGCTCTTTAACTGCGACATTGCCATGTCACCTTCGTAATCGTATTCGCCTTTATCTTGTGGTGTAATGTCTGCCATATTATTCACCTTTGTTTAATGTTTTCTTTTTTGCTGATGCGATACGTGCTTTGATAACATCACCGTAAGTGATCTTCTTTGGATCGCCGTGCTTTTTGGCTAGTTCAACTTCCGTTGCAGTTTCTGGTGTTTTGCCTTCAACTGCTTCTGAGTATGCGCCTTTCTTAGTTACTGCTGCAGTCACTTTTGGTGTTGCGTCGACTTTAGGTTTCATTCCGATATAATTTAGACGACCAACCTTCGATCTTACTCTACCGATATCTTTTCGAAGATTCTTTTGCGCTACGTCGCTAAATGCGCGTTTCCAATCTTTAGTCGCCTCATCCATTTTTTCTTCTTTATCTTCGTCTTCCATTTCTTCTTCGTCTTCAATCTCATCTTCTTCGACTTCCTTCTCCATTTTTTCCATTTTTTTGGATTCTAGGAATTCGTTTTGCTCATTTTTATTACCTTTTGCTGCATAGTATGCACCAAGAGCCTGTTGAATGCGCTCTTTCTTGCTTTTACCAGCAAACTTTGGATTGTCTGAAGCAACGAAATCGCTGATCCATTTTGATGCTGGATCAGCAGCTGTTAATTTTTCTTCGATGTATTCAACTTCTTCTTTCTTGAGTTCTTTTGCGCGGCGCTCTGAGGCTGGCATTTCTTGATCCTGTTTTCTCTGTAATTCAGCAGCGCGTTTGTCTGATGCTGGGACTTGACCCGTTGCACCAATGTCCTTCAAACGCTGTGCTAATGCTGGACGCTCAGCGGCAAGTTGAGCAACTGACTTTGTTGTATCAGTGTGTGCCTTTGCTCCCATTGAAGCCAATGACATTGCGCCAACTGCGAGTGCCTTTGCAATTTTGCCTTCTTCGAGTTCGACTTCTTCACCCAACTGAACCAAAGTTCTATTGATACCTTCGATTTTCTTTTTAGTTTTTGCTGTATCCAAACCATGTTTCTTTTGATGAGCGTGAACTGCGTTAAGATACTTCAAATGCATTTTCATTGCATCTTTTCCGCCAGTTATTGAGCCTTTTTCCATACTTTGAACTCTTTGCCAATCAGCGGCTTGATCTTCATTTACTGATTCGACTTCTTCACCCATACGAACTTTAGCACCACCATAAATTTTCTTGGTGGCTAACTTGATACCAGCAGCGCGTTTGCGGATCTTGTCATCTTCATATGAGGTGTTATCATTATGAGCCTTAAAATATGCACGATTATCTTTAGCGTCTTCAATATCATCTCGAGCCTTATCGCGATATGCACGAACCATCTTTTGCGACACTTCATCAACCTGCTCGACTTCTTCTTTCTTGAGTCCAGCCTTCATCGCTTTGCGGGCAAGACCACGAACGTAACGATATCCTGCTGGTTGTTTTCCTGGTGGCATCTTTGGTTTCTCCTTGACTGGTCCGCCGAGCATTGATTCGGCTTCCTTCTTTGTAACTTCTTCAATCTGCTCGACTTCTTCAAAATGAGCCTTCATGTGCGCTTCAGTGTCTTTCTTAGTTTGATTTGGACCAAGACCACCAAGTTTTGTCATGCGGCGAATATACTTTTTAGAAGCAGCAGCAGCACGAGGATTCTTATCTCGATTCAAAAAGTTTTTGACATCAGATGACTTTGGACGAGCGGCTGCTTCATAATCGAAGCGCATATTTGCTTCTTCGAGTTCGACTTCTTCAGAAACTTTTCTATTTCCCAATTCATCACGAGAAGCCTGATACTCAAATGGATTTTTATGTTTATTCATAGGTGTGTAGCGTAATTTACTAACTTTATTCTTAAGAGTAGATGTTGCTTGGGTTCGAGCAACTCTGGTTGTTGCTCGTTCTAACCCAGCATCTCTGTTAGGGTTCTTTTCATATGCCTTAGAATCTACATTTTTCTTGATATATGACTTTAGAGTTTTTTGATTTAGTTCATCAATCTGCTCGACTTCTTCTTTCTTTAACATTTCGCGACCAAACCGTGTTGGGCTGTGACCTCTTGCTGGATCAACTTTACCAGCCTTCATTGCTTTGAGACCAACTTGACGAACATATGCATTTTTCTTGTCTTTATTTTTTGCGTTCGCCATTAAATTGGCAATTTTACCTAACGTATTTTTATCTTTATCTGA